CTACACCTCCAACAGCTCCGGATTATCAATCTCGTTTCCAATAACAACCATATAATCTGGATTAATATCTCCTAATGGGACACTTACATCAGTCTCTAACGATGTAGCTTCCCAACTCAACGAATCTTCTGACCATTTGATAACGTAATCTTCATCTTCATACCGGAAGATATCTTTCTCATAGATTCCCTCATATCCGGTGCACTGGCATATGGTAGTTTCATTTACTCTGTGCCAATTTTCAAATCCTAAATCTCCTCTACCCTCACCTTTTGTATACATATTGCTGTCATTTGTTGGAATGACAATTGCTTCATAACCAACTTCGGCATCATTTGACCGTATGAGATTCCCCTGCGCCCATTCGCCATTATCAATCCGCTTTGCACGGGATAAAAATCTATTCTCCATCGCGTTCCACCTTTTTTCCTTTACAAACTCCTCTGTGTTCATGCACGGAAAATGAAATACTTCCGGTCTGCTTCATGTAAGTCAATTTTTCTCCGGTCAACTCACATTTGTGTTTACGTTCGTTCAAATACTGACATCTTCCATCACAATACATCGCTTTCCCCCTCCATTTCTTTCAACTTGGCTTCGGCTTCCTCACGAGTAAAGAATAATGTGTTACCAATTTCTCTTACTTCTATATCGGTTGCATTGTTACACCAGTCTGTAGGATCTAAGTCATGTTCAGGATCCGGGTTTCTATACGGAAAAATATCTTCATCCGTCGCAAGTGCTATAACTCCTTTACCAATAACAGGATCGATACTTAACCCGCAATGCACACACTCTACAATTTCATCCTCATAAATGAGATATACATTGTCTCCGCTTTGTGAATACGCTTCTTTGCACGGCAACCGCAGAAGTAATCCCTGCTCTTCGGCTTGCTCTCTATTTGCAAGTCTTTCCGCAATCTCTTCCAGGGCTTTGTATCTTCCATCTTTCGCAAGCTGGGTAATGGTAATTCCCTCATCATCCGGTAAATCTGCTGGATGAAATAAAACTTCTCCATTCTCTGCCACATATGTTAACCTCTCCATGCTATCCCTCACTTTCTGCCCGAAGCCATTGTTCCACCTCTGTAACAGAACACATTGCTACGCCGCCCTCAATGGTCTTTACACTACCCTGCTCATATGTTTCGATTGAGCAAAGGAAATCTAAAAGTTCCTCATCCGTCATGCTTCTGATTCGGTCTGCATTGGTCTTTTTTCTTGTTACTGCATATCCTTCTGGATGTATTCCATCTTTCATATCATTCCTCACTTTCTCTGTATGGCTCCGGCAGTGGCATCCAAGCGATAACGTCCAAAATATTCATTCCATCCGTAAAATTAATTCCATTCCAGAATGCTCTAAATGGATATACCGTGTCTTGCGCGTTACTTCCGTATTTTGTTGTTACTAAATACACTTCAAGACATTTCCACTCAAATAACGAATTTTCTTCCGGGTCTTCCGGCAATCTCTCACTGCATGGAATCCATCCGCTTTCCTGCTCCAAAATTCTATTGATTTCTTCCTCCGAAACCACTCTGGTTAACGGAGAATACCCGCAGGCTTCTGTTGCTGCCTCAGATATCCGGTTCTTAATCCTGCTTATTTTCATTCTGATCCTCACTTTCTGGTAACATAGCATATTTATAGCTACTCATTTTACCGTCGTATGTGCTCCATGACGTTTTTCCGTAATCCCATGTATAAACCGTTTCATCTTCATATTTTGCAAAATGTTCTTTGCTCCACGCAAAAAGTTCAGAATCTCTGACCAAAATCGGTGTATCGACTGGAACTTCGCTCCAATCAACATACTGGCTGTTCGCCCATTCTTTTGCTTTTTCTCTGCAACGACCAGCATTTCTAATGTCATTATCGCAAAAATCGCATTTATCGCAGACTCCCCTGCATTTTTCCAGTTTTCCATTAATTAACGCAATATTGCCTCCATCACATGCAATATTTAAAATCTCTTCCGCATATTTTTCTCTATTCAGCATCCTTCTTCTCCTTCCCGTACCGTAACTGATACGGCACTTCCTTAAAATCTCTCAATGCATCCTGGTTTGGATGCTTCGGCATTCTCGTCTGACGGTTTTCCATCTCTGCTATGATTCTGCGTCTCTCTTTGCTTTCTCTGTGCAATTTATACCTCCGTCATTTTCCAAGACTGTTTACAAGCTGTTCTGACCTCGTATAAGCCTTATCCAACAGTTCTAAGTATTCACTAAAGGAAATCTGTGCTTTTTCAGATAACTCCCTCGGATAACGCTCTAACAGAGCTTTAATGCACTGTTTCATGTCTCCAAAATATCCGATTGTACGAACGGCTTCTTTTTTGTTTCCGTCCTTATCCTGTCCTGTGTATTTCTGCCTCAATGCATGATTCAACGCATCAATTTCCACAAAATATCCATCCTGCAGTTCCACAATTAACTTATCCATCAATCATACCTCCTATATTTCATATGTTCTCCCAACAAACCGCTTATCAATGTAATTACATTCATGCTCCAGTACACTTGCAATTCCTGTCATGGTTTCATATCCGGTAGCAATGCAGTTAATCAGATACCTGATTCTCTCATACACCTGTCTGATCTGATTGGAAGAGAACTTAAACTTTGTTTTCAAACAGACACCCAACATTGCAAAGTAATTAAATACCTGCGCCAGTAAAAATTTATTTGCCTGTATCATGCAGCTTGGTGCGATCTTTCGCTCTACCAGATAAAAACTTTCACGGTACGGTATCTTATTGGTTTCTTCCCGCACATCAATACCGCATTTTGTTTTCATGAAATACCCAAGCTCTTCTGCTGACATTCCATCCTTTTCGGCATTTCCTAAATACGTTTCAATCGTCTGTTCTACTCTGATAATTCTTTTCTGACTAAATCCGAACTTATCATGCAGTGTCTGGTATGCCATCATGCGAACGTTATAATAAGATTCTGTAATCAAATAGTCCGCATTGTTCTGTGCCTTGGCATATTTCTGTATTCCAATCAGTTCACTTTTGGAATACCCAAGTGGCTACATCCGCTTTTTCTTTCTTGCCAGTGCATTACTCATTTGCTTTTCCATCTCCTCTCAACATCTTCAAAATGACTAAATACAAGACTTTGAACATATTTTGATATATTTGTATGCTCGTACTTTTCAATCAGTAATTCGCCCATATGCATCATTTCATCAAACCAATCATCTCCGTTATCAGCTTCATAGAACTGCTGCCGAAATTTGTAATAATCACTGAAAAATTGCCATTCTTCTGAACCTTTCTCAAATTTCTTACTTGCCATAATCATTCACCTTTTAATCAAATGGTGTGCTGCCACATACTTCTCGGAAGCCGTCTTTCTGTCGCATCCGTGCTTGAATCTGTTCAATGGTTTCGGTTCGCTCGATAAATTCCATACGATCACCTTCAAACTGAACAACTTCTCTAAACGGTGTACCCTGTCGATTCTTTTCAACTTTCAAGCCTTTAAATTTTCTGTCTTCATCCAAATTCCACATAAGAATAATATTGGAAGCATCCTGCTCAATATCTCCGGATTCTCTTAATTCGGACATTGTAGGCTCTTTCGTTGCATTCATTTCCGATACTCGGTTAAGCTGTGACAATAGGATGATCGGAACGTGAAGCTCTCTCGCAAGTGCTTTGAATTGCTTCGAAACTTCCCCGACTTCGGATGCACGGTTATTGAACTCCCGGTTACACCGTACCAATTGCAGATAGTCAACTACGATCACGTCATATCTTTGATGCCTGCATTGCGTTCTTATTTCCTCAATAACATTTGTCTGATCGTCAATTGTGATCGGATATTTTTCAAGCTCATCATTTGCCTTGTCAAATGCTTCTTTCTCTCCACCAAGAAAAGCCTTTGCCCTGCGAACTCTTGTCAGACCAATCTTTGACATTCTTGAAACAAACCTTTCATAAATCTGACTGTTGTTCATCTCCATGTTGTAGTAACAAGTGTTATAGCCTTTTCTTGCCATATTCTCGATTATTTGTGCCACAATAGCAGACTTACCAACTCCCGGTCTCGCGGCAACAACTGTAATGTCTCCGCCTTCAAGACCGCCAAGGCAATCGTCAAGATGGTAAAATCCTGTCTTTACCCTGTCCTCTCCAACATCATCATTGAAGTATTTATCTTTGTTCTCTGATACGATTTGCTTCATCAACTTAGATTTCTTCAACTGATTAACTTGGATTTCTTCAAGCCTTGTAAGAACTTCCGCGATCGAATTATCAATATCACATGGTCTAAGGCTCACTCTCTGGAAAAGGCTTTTTGTTTCCCTTGCCCGCCAATCCTTAATGACTGCATCCGCATAGCTTTTTATTGCCGTTGAGACTGGGGTAACAGATATGCATTCTTTCAATTCGCTTGCAATTATTTCCGGCTCCCATTTGTGGTTTTCAAGTGTCTGAGACAGTGAAACGACATTAATGTTTTCTCCACGATCATACATGGCAAGCATTTCAGCAAAAGCATCTTGACAAAATTCAGAGCTGAACATTTCCGGCTTCAATTTGTTGTAAATCTTGTACATGGAATCATTGTCAATCAATACACATCCGATCACTCCAATTTCTGCTTCCGTCAACTGTTCTCACCTCGCTTTCGTTTCTCAACTTGACGAATCCAGTAATCGCAGTCCTCTTTCAGCCAATCACCATATTTCGGAATATAACGATAATTTGTATCATCTGGATTCTTCTCTATATAGTCAGTAACATATGCCACTGTAGCCTCATATATCAGCTTTGCAACGGCTTTTCTGTTCGGTTCGATAACTTCTAAAAGCTTGTCCATCCATGCTACCTTGGCAGACGTTAACGACGTTTTCTTTGGATATGCATTGATCGTGTATTCCCATCCCCATTCCGCGTCAAAGTCCAAATCAAGTATGCTTTCTTTTGTATTTTCTTTCTCTATCTCTATATCTGTATCTATATCTTTCTCTATATCTATCTCTACATTGCAATTTTGTTGCAAAATGTTGCACTCCGTTGCTCCACTGTTGCATTGCAACGCTTTTTGTGCATTTTCCCTAGATTTACGACTTCTTCTGGTACTTGCAGTCTCACTTCCTAGGTTATCTTGCACAAATGGCAACTTGTACTCAATGGAATCTGATGTTTCAAGCAATCCGCAGGAAAGAAGATACTGAATCGTTACTTGAACATTGATTTCGTCCTCGTCAATATCAAGGGCGATCTCTTTGTAAAATTCATCTTCCAATCCGGAATATTCCAGATAGCCACCTTTTTTCAGCGACAACAACTGCATCTTAAGGTATATGATCGTATATGTATCGCCACCAGCCATCTTTCGGAGTTTTTTGATTCGTTTGCTATCAAAGAAATCATCCATCAGTTTAAGCCAGTAATACCGCTTATTCTCCGCCATTTTCACTACCTCCAAGCAATTCAATAACCTTTGCCCCAGCATCTTCCGGGCGACAAAATACGAACTCAACGCCATACTTAAGTTGCATTGTCAACATAGCTTTTGCCAATACCTTGCCAGATGTCGGCTTTGTTTTCGGTAGCGATACATTCAGCAATTTTCCAAGTGTGTGCATATATGCAATATTGTTATACCGGTCCACTCGAGGATTATGCCATGTAAATACATCATTGACGGAATACACCTTGTCTGTATTTTCAATAAGCACATATAACTTAATTCCGTTGTTCTGCGCCAAAATACACTCGTCACGGAATCTCGGATGTGCTTTTCCACAGATATTCCCTACAATTTCCTGCATGTCCTTTTTCGTGTCAACGGAAACATCATATGTGCCAAGAAAATCCATCTTTTTAAGTTCCATTTTTCTAGCTGATTTTCTATGGATAACATCCGCTACCTTATCTGTGGCAATTATGTAATCTCCAACCGGTAATGGTGCACGCAAAACTTCCATATCGTGGCTTTTGAAATATCTATTCTTAAGGATGTGCAAGCCCTCTTTCTGTCCTTTATCCTCAATTATTAACACGTATTCTCCTTTCTGGCGGTCACTTTTAGCAACCGCCAAAGGTATCTCATGGCTTACGATTTAGTCGTGATATATTAAATTCCTTGCCAAAATTTCAGATACCGCATGAATGGGTTTCTTTTAGGATTGCTCCAAGGTGTTGCAACCATCAGAACGGGCAAAGGTTCATATCAACTTCCAATCCTTTTTCCGCTATATAAACATCTGCTCCATATTTAACTGTTTCTTCTGCCTTTTGTTTGAAAAGTGCGGGATTTCCGCTTTTATCTGATAAGTGAATTAGAACGACATTTCTCAATGCCGGGTTATCGTTAGTAGAAATAAATTTAAGTGCCGTATCAAGGCTCATGTGACCTCGCAGGCGGTGTTCGTAGTTCGGCTCGTCTCGGTCTACCAAGTCCATGCTGTAGTTGGCTTCGACCATAATCTGCTCAACTTTCATACTGGAAAAGTCATACTTGCAATATTCCAAGTCGGTCAAGAATAACAGCTTACCCATTTCCTCATGCTTGATTAAATAGCCGTAGCACTCGATTTCTGTGTCATGTGGTACATTGAATGGTGTTACCGAAAAACTGCCGGTTTGCCGTACTGTACGTGGTGGAATGGCTATTGTACATTCTCCGGTAATGGTTTCCAATGCTGATTGCGTTTCAAAGGCTGTATAAACTGGAATACCGGCTTTCATAAAGTCTTTTATGTATCGTGCATGGTCTAGGTGCTCATGGGTCACAATGCAACCGACAACGTTCGAGATTTTCCAATCAATCATCTTCTCAAAATCAAGAAACTTGCATCCGGCTTCAATTGCAAGAATTTCTCCATTGTCTGCAATTAAGGCATAGGAATTACCCGAACTTCCGGAACCGCAACATCTTAAGAACATTAAACCACCTCACTTTCTCAAATAATCTTCAAATTTTGGAACGGTAGCAAACACACTTCTCATGTTTACCCAACGTGCCATTTTCCTTAATTTGCTATTCTTTGGTATATGTTCCTTGTCGTAAAGCATTACATACGCCCAATATCCTAAATCTCTAAGAACATAGATGCGTTCTAAGTCCTGCTCGATTGTTGTATCAAAATTGCAAAGTACAAATACAATCAGTTTCCGAATATCAATTTGAGTGATTTCTTTAAACAATTTCAGTTTTGGAATAATAATGTCCTTATCCTCATATCTATCCCAAGCAAAATGCAGTTCCTTGATTTTCATCTGCTTAATCAATTCTGCTTTTTCTTCTGTCATAAGTCTTATATCCAATCCTTGGTTTATGTCTACCCAGGCTTTACTGTCTACCAACTGTTGCAACAACGTCTTCCAATCCTTGCAAGCAAGAATGTTCGGATCGCACAATACAATATTCTTCTGACCGTTCCAAAACTCTGATAAATCAGCGACCTTACGACTACATAAACCCTCTTTCACTTTTACATGGCAGAAATCACAACCTCTCGGACAACCTCTTGTAAGAAAACCGTATGCGGTATCGGTAATTCCATAAATTGAGTAATCTGGATAAATATGCTCTACCTCATAAGGCAACTCGATATCCTTCGACTTGTCAAAAACTTCCTTTCCGTCTACAAGGCCAATACAGTAACCACTACCGCCTTTGATAACTTCATTTGCATTAACAAAATATTGATAGTCTTGTGTAAAGCTGAATACCTTTGACATATATACCTTGTCAAGTGGCGGATTGGGGAATCCATGCATTAACGGCTCGTACCATTCAACTGTATCACCTTGCTGTTTGTGCCAAGCCGACAATTTCATCAATGGCAAATTCGGAAAGTTATGACCGTCCACGTCGATCAGACCTACTCTCATGGATAAAACTCACTCCTTACATCAACAATCTGTCTCGTCTGCCCCAACAATGCCCGATTATGCTTTGCCCTCTGCTCATTGTCACAGATAAACTGCTTGCAGATTTCCGGTCGAACCGGATAGATTCTGCATTTCTCGCAACTCTTGTCAGTATCAAGAAAAGGACAAGTCATATCATACGGGTGTTTCGCAGTAGGAAGCAGGTGTTTGCACTCTTTGATATGGTTCTTACGGATATATCTGCGAATGGTATCTACTTCTTTTCTGCTCATCGGTAAGAGGTTGGAACAGCAGTTACCGCATTGGCTACATTTTCCGTCTTTACAGAAATTGTAAATGTTATCTTCCATGCCTTTCTGCACGGATTCTAAGACTGACATAATTTCCATAGGCTACTCCAATTCTTCCTCTGTTGGGAACTGAAAAATTTTTAAATAATTTGTACTTGTATATTCCATGTACTTGTTTCTAAGCATTTCCATAGCTTTCTTGGCTTTTTCTTCGGTTGAGTATGAAGCCATTTCCATATCGTTTATAACTGACTCCACACCAGTTAAATTTTTATTGAGAAAGTATATTACTCGGTTAAAACGCTGAATAACAACCTGCTCATAAGGCACATCAATCGTACCGTCCTGTGATATAACTCTCATATTGTATTCCTTTCCTTGTGTTTTGCTTTTCTTCCCATATTCTTAATAATTCGGGAAACATATGACTGTGACAATTTCATCTCTTTAGAGATTTCGCATTGCGTCTTGTTTTCTACAAAAAACATTATGAAAATACGCTTTTCTCTCAAATTCAGCGTTCCAAAAATCTGTTGAACAAGTATAGAATTTATCACATCTTTCTCGTGATCCCTACCGTCCGCCATCAGTTCGGCATATGGAACACTTTCGCCATTTCCTATGTCTACGTTATCATCCAAAGAGAACGCTGCTCTTACCGACTTTTTACTCTTTCTGAATGACATAAGCAGTTCATTTCGCACGATAGGAAAAGCATAGGTTGAAAAATTATACCCTTTGGAAGAATCAAATGTATTAATAGCCTTTAGCAATCCAACAATTCCGGTTTGAAACATATCTTCATCATCCATCGAAATGCTTAAATTATGCATGACAGAAAAAACAATCCCATAGTTGGCAAGAATCATTTGCTCCTTTGCATACTCCGAATGATATGTATTCCATAATTGCAATGCTCCCTGCTTGCTCAATTCAGACTTTGGAAGATTCATGCGTCCACCTCTAATCCTTCATGAAATCCGGCACATTCTCGTCATTTTCTGCCGGTTCAACAACTTCCGCTTCGACTGCTGCACTTTCAACTTCTTTTGCTTCCGCATCTACAACAAAATCCTCTGAATTGGCGTTCTCGGCAATATCTCTTTTGACCTGTTCCTGCAAATCTTCCATCGGATATTCCTTGAAATCGTTGTCCTGCATTTCCTCTTTCGTATACAGTCCCATTGTCAGTTCCGGACAATTCAGACTGGAGAAGAAAGATGCGGCACGATACCGAAGCATTAACTGCGGCATGGTTTTCCATTTGCTACCGTTCTTGCCAAGCCAACCCTCGTCTTTTGCCATATCCATATTTACTTCCATGCCCTCAACCCTGCGACCATTTTTCATAGTCCAAGCCGTACATGAGAATGGCTTGCCGTTCTTGTCCTTTGTTTCGTCAAACTGCAATTCCATATCAAATTTTCCGGAATTATTGATTGCGGCAATCAGAAATTTACTGCTCCAACTCGGTCTACCCTGAATAACATACAGATTCTGCATAACCATCAGTGGACTAACTCTTAACCGCTGTGCCTGTTCAATGGCAATCAGACAGTTCGCATCGTTCTTCTGGAATGTCTGCGGAACGATTGTGGAACTTGCCAGTGCCTTTGCCATCTGCATTGCCATGATGAAATTATCTGATGTTCCGAAAATTCCAAGACTGTAATCTGTAACTTTGTTGCTGTGCGCAACCTCTTTCTTTTCCTCTGCCTTTGCTACTGCTGTGTTCTCTGCCATAATTATTTTTCCTCGCTTTCTTTCCTTATTGCTTTTTTAAATGCTCCATTTTTAAGAAATTTCAAAACAAGATTGAGTTGCATATTCTTGATAACCTCTATGTGCTTTGTACTGTGATACCACATTACCCATTCCTGTTTCAAAAGTTCCTCAATGCTTGTAATCTGCTCACCCTCTGCGAATTTTCGCTGACTCAAAAGGTATTCCCTGTGTTTTTGGATTTTCTCGCATTTTGTACACTCTTCGGAAGAATACCTTGAACAATGCTTTCCATTAAGGTTTAAAGACAATGCACAATATCTACATGGATTAACTCTCATCGTCACCACCGCTTTCCAGTTCCTCATATTTCTTCACAACTGCCACCTTATCAGCACCGTAGGTTTCCACCCACTTCATATCCACAGATTCATCTGTAACCGTCAACTTTGCACCCTTGGCATTTACAACCGTGTCATCGGCTTTTACAGAATCCTCGGTGCGGTATGTATAGCTTCTGGTGCTGTTTGGAAATTTTGCTTTGATATAATTCACTCTAATACCTCACTTTCTTCATTTTTTATTGGCATATCCAATGTGACTGCAACATCTCTGATAAACTCGTCCGGAATATAAATTCCTGCCTGCACGCATACCGCATATTGTACATTTGCAATACTCGCAATATCAGAACCTTGTTTTTCCATTGTCTTTGTGAGAACTTTCAGCAAGTTAGCTACGCCGCCATGTGATTGCGGTGTTTTTCTTGCCGATAATCCTCGGATTTCTTGAATATCTGTTTTCATATTCTCCATGAATTTGTTTCTCCTATCATCAAACCAGCTATCAAAAGCGTTCCACAATTCCAAGAAGCAACCCGTTTCTCGTACTGCATTTTCTATAGTTTTGTATGTCTCGGAAATAAATAGCTTTATTATCTGCTCCGCATGGTCTTGAAAATACCTTTCACATTTTCCTTTCAGAAAATATTTGTAACCAAAACCACGCTTGCCAAGCCAGCAATATGTGTACCACGTATCTCCTTGAAAATATGTGTCGTACTTCCTATCCCATGAGGTAAAGCGCGGTTCCTCGCCTTTGTGATAAACCAATCGCACAATGCATTTTTCTCGAAATACTTTTTCGCACATATCTTTAAACGCATCAATGCACGCTCCCTCGGTGCCGATAATAATTACCTTCTTGCTATTCATATACATATCAATGATTTCGATAGCCTTTTCGTTTATTGGATAGTCCATATCACACTGCTTCAACTTTCAACTGCTTGTCCTCTGATACTGTAAGAAGAATTAACTGCGTATCAACAGCCGGTACATATTCGTCATTGATACTTTCTGCACCATCAAGGAAGATTGGGACATACATATCAAAGAACTTCTGAAAACTGTTGCAAATATCAATCTTTGCTTCAATTTCCCTGCCAGTGTTTGTTGTGTCACCGAACACCTTATAAATGCCGGTTTCTCCATCAAGTACCGTAGGAATACAAACTTCCTTATATTCTCCGTTCTTCTGGAAATCGAACAACTTCCAACGTACAATACCGAAATGCTGATTGATTTCCTCAACAAGTAACTCATTCTTTCGCTTTGAAACCTCTTTGAGCTGATAAAGAATCTTCTCGGCATCTGCCTTTGCTTGTCCATACTCACGCTGTTTCTGTTGCATATCCGCAATCTGTTCATCAATGCGGATATTATTTTCAGCCTGTGCGATAATCTTATTTACTTCATCAAGCTGTGACTGCAAATCTGATTTCTCGGCTTTCAGTTCATCAACGACACTGTCTGCGCCCTCTGATTCCAGCTTTTCGATTTTGGCAAGAATCTCGTCATGTTCGGTTTTCAGCTTCACATATTCCTCATTCTGCGAATAATCCACTTCTTCCGGCAACTGAGATAACTGTTTGGAAAGTTCTTCTTTCTTCGCAAGTGTTTCCTGCTCCTGTTTCTCCAAGGATTCAACAGACTGCTGCAACTTGGCATTCTTTTTGGTCAAATCCTCGATGATGCGTTTCTGTTCAAAGCCTTTGGATTTGATATTTTCCATATTTGAATTTGTCTGTTCAATAAAATTCCTTTTCGCATCAGCAAGCTTTCTAAATGAATCTTCCTTTGCTTTTTCCTTTCTCGCTTCAAAATCTGACTTAATCTGCTCGATTTTATCATCTGGCAACCTCTGTCCGCATAAAGAGCAAACGGTCGTAGAATCATCAAATACCCACTTGGATTCGTCAAACTGGTAAGGTGCTTCATCAAACGCTTTGGCTTTCTCCGCATTGTATTTCACGCCCAGAGCCTTACGTTCAGCATCAGCATCAGAAATAATCTTTTCGTTATCTGCGATCTGAGTTTTTATGTTCCGAATCTGACGAAGTACATTATCGACATTTCTAACAGTATCAAAAATGGCATCATCAAGTTTTCTGCGTTTATCATCTAATTCACGGCTCATTGTCTGCATAATGCCGGACATATCGAACTGCAACTGCATTTCTTTTTCTCTTAACTCATTCAATGCACTACCGGAATTTGCAATCTTACCATCTAAATCCGCAATCTTTCTAGCCAAATCAGCCTTGGCAAGTTCCTGCTCTGCCACATCGACATCAGCCTTTGCTTTCTCCAGCCCGATGATCTGATTAGGAATCGCATCTAACTGCTTAACTGCTTTATTCTTAGAAGCGTTATTCATGGCTTCAATTTCCTCGAATTTATAGGATTCAAGTAGTTTTGCAACATCGGCTGTATCTTTGCTCATCTGCGCAATCTCTAAATCTGTTTTTTTACTTGCCATAGCAAATAATGATTTTCTCATTTCATCCTGCTTTTTCTTCAACGACAAGTCTTTTGTAAATACATTCGGGTGCGAACAAATGAGGAATTTGCCAAAATCAAACCCTAATTCTTCCAGATATGCCTTAAAATCACGTTCTGTCTTAGGCACAGAATTAATCTCATATGTATTTGTGATCGTAACTTTTGAAACTCCATTTGCATCCGGCTTTCCGACTTTGCGCTTCTGCATCTTGGAAAGAGTAATCTCTTTTCCGTCCACATCAACATCTGCAGTAACGGTTGGAATGCAATCTTCTATATTGTCCGGTCTAATGTTTGGGTTACTTACAAGTTCATAGTTCTTATCAGACATCAGCCAGTACCACGCCGCCCCGATTGTGGTCTTTCCTCTCCGGTTCATGCCGGAAACCCTTGTTGTCTTTCCGAATTCGTATGTCTTATCCTTTACACCTTTGAAATTTTCAATATGGAGCGATTTTAAAATCATTTTCATTTTGCTTCACACTCCTTTTTCTCTCTATATTTCTCAAATGCCGCATCAAGAGATGTTTTATCTTCAACATATCCGAGCGCAGTTTCGATCAACTCTGAATTGATTGATGTTGACTTTGAACCAAGCAACTCAACATCTTTCCTGTGCTCGTTTGCTATCAGTCTGCAAGCTGTATGTAACTTTGTTCTGCTTGCGATCAAATCTGCATATTCCTCTGCCGGAATTGTAATCATATTCTCTGCCATATTATTTTCCCTCCAATACATCTATTTTGCTTACAGACACCTCATAGGCTGTCCGCTGTTCCTCTGTTCCATCTTCATATTTCTTGATGTACCCACGACTCTGAATACGTCCAATAAATTGCACATGAGTCCCAACCGGAAACGTAGATGCAAATCTCGCATTCCTACCCCAGCAGATACATGGGATATAATCTGATTTTCCGTAGGAGCGGTTGACTGCAATCAAAAGATCTGCGATCTCTCTTTTAAGCGGTGTTTTCCGGTAAACAACATCTTTGCAGATGAACCCATCAAGCATGATTTCATTTTCGTCCTCATACTCATCAGTGATTATTTCAATATCACGAACAAAAACAGACAATATTAAACGATTTTTGCTCTTTTCGTGCAGATTAAAAGAACGTAATTGACCGGAAACGTTTATCACAGTTCCAATGCATTCCTTACTCACGTCAAATAATCTTTCTGAAATTGTCAGTGGAATCACATCTGCAATATCGCTTTTTCTGTTCACATCAAGAAACAGGTTGTAAAACTGTTCTCCATATACCTCATGGCTATATTCCGGTTCTGAAACAATTTTCCCGGTAAGTAAAACATTATTGTTTTTCATTTTTTCATCCATATTTGATTTTCCTCTTTTCTCGTGCTAAAATAGGCGCAAATAGCTTATGCTATTGCTTGAACTGGAATCATTCTGCTTTGGTCGGTTGGGATGATTCCTTTTCTTTTTCTTTGCTGTAATCTGTGTCAAATGCGATATAGGTAATACCGTCATCGTCTTCAGACTCACTGTTATAATTATGATCTACGATCTCTTCTGTATACTCCTGCCACTCCCCATCTATTTTTGTTCCTATATAAATAAGAAGCAATCCAATCAATACAGGTATGGCAGTAACCGGATACTCCGTTACATCAATGCAGATGCAAAACAGAAAAGCAACGGTGCCTATCATTTCAATTACTTTTTCTAATTTCTTCATAGGTATTTCCTCATGTAACAGAAAAAAGCTTTTTCATCCGATTCTTAGGACTTTTAATTTCGAACTTTTCTCCTGTTTCATCGTCGATCATGTAATTGCCGTCGGAATGCATCGTATGTGGCTTTACTCCCTGTTCTTCCATGAACTCAAGCAAGATATCTTTGCCACCTTGTAAAATATTCATCTGACTTACAACTTCCATCCAATAAACCATAAAATGTGTAATATCCCAGTTCTGATATTCCATAAGAAATTCCGGTGCTTTATCTCCTATCAGTTTGTCCATACCGAACTTCTCAATGTAATTCCTTGTATAGAAGTAATCTTTCCACTGGTATTTTTCTCCATCGAATGTCTTTTCGATAGGAAACATATTCATAAATTCTCTTGGTGTCAAAGTCCCCACCATAGCACATATCACTTCAATAATATAAAATTCTTTTGTCACAAAGTCCGACTCTCCACGCTTTAACGACTTGCAATCAGATTTCCCTTTTAGTTTTATCAGCAAGTACAGATTCTTCTTGAAATCATCCGGATAAGCACTTTTAGACTCCTGTATTGTCATATTTTCCCAAAGACCTGCCATTTTACATTTTCTGTCAAATGCTCGTGCATAATTAATCCACTTAGGTTTAAAGTCGATCAGCTTTTTGCCGTCCATGACGTAAAAATTAAGCATCTTCATCATCCTTTCTCTCAATTAACGGTAAAACCCCATTCTTTTTAAGCTCTTCATACAGGAACAATCTTCCTTTTTGTGTCCATTCTGTTTGCATTCTTACATCTGGTTTACCATCGGATCTCGTAATGTCTATTGTTTTGCTGTGAACGTATCCCTGCCCCTGGTATTTGCCGTATAAAATCCATTGACCTCCAACGTATCTTTGTATGCCTAAATCTTTCAGATGTTTGTTAAATGCCTTTGCCGACATTCCATAATCCTGTGCGATCTGTGTTACCAAAACCGTTGATGTGCTTTTCAAAATGGTGTCAACATAATTAACCTTTGGTTTCATTTCAGAAATGGCTTTATTCATTTCCAGTGTTTCATGCTCTAACTGCTTAATCTGCTGATTTTTCGCTTCAATCGTTTTGTGCGCTTCAATAACTGCAAGTGCCATAAGTTCTTCGCCGGTTGGAATAACTGTTTGCGTCTGGTTATAATAATTTTCTTCCAGTGCATCAAACTGTTCCCATGCCTTATCAGTCCCAAGCATTTTGCAATGACGGCTTGCACCTCGACGTGTCCAAAGATAAAGCTGATTCGCATTTTTCCCAACAAGGTCGAAATTTTCTACCATGTTCTTAAAGGCCTTTAAGTCAGATCCTTTTAGCAAATAATAATGTTCTCCCTCTTTAAACCGTTCTGCATTATTGCTATAGTTCTGTTTGATTTTCACATCTGTTGCTCCGTACACATCAGCCAACTGTGCGGTGGTGATAACTCTTTGTCCTTTCCACTCAATGACCGGCAATTCTTTTGTTCCAATATGTACTAAGTCGTTCATTCTTCTCCTTTCCCGAACTTTCTAAACTCTACAGGCTTTTCACAGCCTTTGAACTTTATACTCTCAATCTCTCCCATTCCCTCTTGCCGAAACTTCAAAATTGGTGTATCAGTTGCAAAGTCCATAGCGTTCAAGTCGATTGTGAGTATTGGAATATTGTTTCCCGGAAGCTGTTTTAATTCAAAGCTTCTAAGTCCATTGATTTTATGACCATCAATGAGAAGTTCCGTAAAAACTCCCTGTTCTCCGTTACACTGTCTGATTTCAATTTTCGATGCGTTCATTTTTCTCCTTTCCGGATTTTTGCAATAAAAAATCCAACTACCGCTTTGATAGTTGGAAAATACTGGTTGTCTCTATTTTGCTTTGTTGATACAATTAATGTACGGCGGCGGCCATCATGAAAGGAACTGTTATCATGAAAATCGTTAGTATACTTATCTCATTATTGGCATGGCGTGTTACCGGTTACGACTTCTTCATAATTCTAACCATAACATCCATGACAATCGACCTATACAAAGGAATTAAAAAAGTACAAAAGAGATTAAATAAAATACTAAAGATGATGCGGAAAATAAAGCAATAATGTAACTCATTTCCTGCCGCCGTCGCATATTAATTGTATCAACTGATTTCCTGTGTTACAAACACATTTAATCAGCAAATTTCGACATATTTCTCAACTATCTCAATATTCAGTTCTTCTTATTCTTTCGTTTTTGAGTTCCCAGTTTCTTCACTGGTTGCCTTGCTTGCCGAACCCTCGACCATTCCCAGAACATATCCTTTCTGGAAATCGTTCATTTTGGGAATCGCGTCTTTCAACTTTTCTACAACTTTCTTTTCCTGTTCGCTCATGTATTCACTTCCTTTCTCCCTGTGATATAATTTCCTTATTAAATAAGGAAAGGCGGTGATAATATGGATAATGGTTATTCTGAAACATTTGCTACATATGAGTTTGCAGATAAAGGAACATATGTATGTATGCAATGCGGTGGCGAAAATAAAAAGGGAATCGTCACTGTAAAGCAAGGCGAAATGCTACCAGAATGCAAAGAGTGCGGATATACTACATGGATTAAAATAATGTAGGATTTTTAAACACTCTCTTTTCCTCTGCGAGCGTTTGGCTTGTAACCGCCAAGTTATCATCAACCAGATGCTCAATGAGGAACGTTCTTTTTACCACTCTCGTTCCATCTTCACATACTTGTGAAATGTGCAGATACATCTTCCCATCCTTCTGGAATGGAATAACAAATATACTCTGTAAAAATTTCCACTTAACAAAATGCTTATTAAAAAATGCAACTGCATGAGCCTTGATTTTACTCACTGTATCACTCCTTTCTGCCGAACTTTTAATGTTGTTTTTTGTTCGGTATGCGTATAATATATCACGCTTTCAGAACTATGTCAACATGTTTTTGTTCCGTTTGCGAACTTTTTCTATTTACAATTCTGTTTGCGTATGGTATAGTTCTATGTAGAAAGAGAGGTGAGATTATGAATGAGCGAATGAAAGAACTTCGCAAGGCTATGGGAAAAAGCCAAGAAGAATTTGGAAAGATTCTCGGAATAACCAAGTCTGGTGTCTCTGATATTGAATCAGGACGCAGAAACGTAACAGAACAACATATAATCATGTTACGAAATGAAAATGTCAATGAAGATTGGTTACGAACTGGAAACGGCGAAATGTTTATCCCAGAAACCAAAGACGAGCAGATTTCAAAGATGCTCGCAGACGTACTTAAATGTGAAGATTCAGATTTTAAAAAACGTTTGATCGTGGCGTTATCGAAAATGGATGATACCGGATGGAATGCATTGGAAAAATTCATTGATTCAATCACAAGTCAGAGGTAAAGAAAAGCCAAGGGCAATGCGCAAACCCTTGGCTTTTCTGTCTTTTTATCTATTCTAATAACCTTTTAACAAACGAGTATATGGCTCTTAGCCATCTTTCGTTTTCACAATTTCTTATCAATTTAATTGTGTTTTGTTTGTAAAATGTCTTAATTTCTTTATCCTTATCGAGATTATTTTCCTTTGTTTCTTCCATATTCAACCCATTCTCCTATGTACCATGCGCCAGTTTACAAGTTCCCCGAAAATGTCCATGCCTAAATTATAGAACAAACGTTCGTATTTTTCAATAGGTAAATTTTTATAGTTGCAATCTACGTTTTTCGTATCTATATGTTATCACTACATGTATAAAAATGGAATATCTTTGTATTTTTTTCCACGTATGTGGACAACTATTTATAAGGGGATTCGTAAAGATTTGAAATAGATGTGTCGAGAGCCTTTGCAATCAGCTCCATTTGATTCATGTTAGGGCATCTGATACCATTCTCGTAATTGTCCAATGCACTCTTACTTATTCCAGTACGCTTGGATAATTCTCGCAAGGTGATGCCCTTTTTCGTTCGTTTCTGCCAAATTAATAGTTTCATACACAGTATTATATTGTGTAAAAGTTGGAAAATATACTGGTAAATATTGGTAAAAGCCGGTACGAAAATTTAATTCTGTACCGGCTCTTTCTCATTACCCAATATAAACTTTCCCATCCACTCCAACAGCCAGACATGCAATCGTAGCATCCAGTTTAAACCACACGGATCCATCATCAAACTTTTTTGCCTCGACCGGCTTAATGTCCGCACCTTTTCTCAGGTATCCGATGCCGCATTTGTTGTCACAGGATGTCCTGATCTGGTTTGACAGATAGATGTATTTGCCCTGCTCACCATAATAACCGTTGCGAACCGGAACGGATTCTTTCACACGGTACCAGCCCCCAGCCTTGTATTCGGTCTTGGTGGCTGTGACAGCCTGTCCGGTTTTCTTCCAGGTAGCCATGAATTTCTCCGGTGTGCCGTACAGTTTTTTCAACTTTGTCGGAGTACTGCCCCAGTTTGGTAACTGGAAATGCGGTCTGTCCTTAATGGATTTCCAGCTGCCGCCCCACTCTAAGCCGATGCTCTGCCCGATTTTTCCTACCTTATCATATAATCCGGTAGAATTATTAAATGCATCATCCGAAGTTTTACCGTCCCCGTCCACATCCATTTTCAAGTAGAAGTCAAATGCTACGCCCCACTGGTGCATGGAACTGTAACTGGATCCTTTGGCATTTGTGACGATCTTTCCCGGCTTTGTCCTGCCCTTTGCATATAAAGCATCCTGTTCTGCTTTCGTCCTCAAACATTCTCCAATGCCGATCGTAATTCCGGCAGCCGCACATTTCTTCTGTAAAAATGCGATTTTCTCCTGTAAATCCGGGTGTAATGCTTTAATATCTCTCATTCTGTTTTACCGCCTTTCTCTAAATACTGTTTGAATAACTGATGTAAACCGGTGCTTGCTAATCCACTGAATAAGCCGCTTAAAATGATTGATGGAGAAACGCTCCATCCATTCATCCAAATTGCTAATATAACGCCCAAAACGGCGCATACAGTAGGAATCCACTTGTTATCAACGTCCTTAATCCATTTCTTAATTACATAGCCGACGCAAAGGCAAATCCCTACTATTACCGGCACCATAAATTCTGTTAAAAATCCTAAATCTGCCATAATATCACTCCTCCTCTAAATCTGCTATTCTGTGGTTAATTACCCTGATCTGTTCTTCCATTACCGGAACACGCTGTGCGAAGTTGTTATGTAATCTTACTTCGCGTGTCAGTTCTTCAATCTTGCAATCTGTGACCGCCTGTGCTGTTTCCAGCTTGTGTTCGGTCTTTTTTTGACTGCTACTGACTGTCAGTGCTGTGCCAATCAGTGCAAGTCCTCCTGTGATTAATGCTGTTATGATTGATTCCATTTTCTTTTTTCCTCTCTTTCTGCCCGTAGGCTTTATGCAAAAGAGCCGGACATGTAAGTTTTTCTTACACATTCGGCTCTTAGGCTCTTGGTTTTATTCTAATTCTGCTTTCATTTACATTTGTGCCAAATTTCCTGTTTTCGTGAAACGACGGTTTAAAGAAGTTAATGTTAGAGAGTTTTATTATACAATTAGTTGTAGGAAAAGGCACATATGGATGGTATGCAACTAATGCGATATATATCGGTGATTTCAGATCGCTTAATATAACACATTTATGCGTGTTTGGAACAGCTACCTTACTTGATTCATATTATAATAATCCTACTTATGATAATAACGGTATCACTGTTGATGGTAACAATGGGCTTATCTTTGCAAAATTCTCTGATTATAAAATTGTAGAATTAATACCGACTGGCACAACAATTTATATTCAAGGAACTGTATCACGCTAACATAACAACAATCTGTACTCTGATACGTGGAATTGTGCATGTTTGATCTCCATAAATACGAATTACATTGTTAGCTTTATTCACATCAATTTGAAGTGATTGATTGTCATAACTATATGTAATCATCGGAGTAACATCATCAAGTATAAATAAGCCAGAAATATCCAATACATTAGTAAAATTATATGCTACAATCGGTATTTCTGTTATGTCGATAGAAATAACTCCAATTTTCAATAATTTACTAATATACAGATTGGAATAGTTCGTTTTTACATTTATACCACGATTACTTAAGCCGATTGCGGTAAAACACATATTCTTTAAACCGTCGTTTAACGATGATATCGCTCCCGTGCATGTTCCATTTCCAATCTTGGAAATGTCTGTTGTACCAAGCATCTTATAAAGATACCGCACATTCTTGAACATCTGTGACACCTTTTTAAGAATAGAAGAATGTTTTTCGCCACTTGATAATTTCGATACATTCGTCCATGCTGACGCTGATCCGTCTGCCACATCACTACTCGTAAAAGTTGCTGTATTCTCTGCTGTATCTCCACCGGTTGCCACTGCACCGACGTTTTCTGCTGTGAGTTCTACATTGCCCCTACGGAAAGAATCTTCATTTACACCTTTGATTCCGGTAACTGGAGTTCCGGCAAGCACATCCCACTTATCATCTGATGTTTTATAAATATTGGCACCTGCCGGAATTACATTCCCGGCTCCCTCTTTAAAATCATCCGTGGTTGTAAATTCGTCTGAAATATTGAACATCCACCCTGTGCTAACATCCGCAAGTGCCGGAAGATCTGCAAATGCAACTGTTCCGTGTGGCTGCAATCCACCTTTAAGTCCTTCTGATACATCTTTTGCCTGTTCATAATAGTACTTTGCATTGTCAGAATCCTCGCCCTCTCTGCTCCCGGTACCACCCACGGCATAACTCTGTGCTTTAGTTGCGCTTTCTGCTGCAGATTCCGCTTTACCGATGATCTCCGCAGCCTTTTGAGTTGCAATATCTGCTTTTTCGGCTGCCGTATCAGCTGACTGACTGGCAGATGATGCTTTCTCCGTGGCTGTGGCAGATGATTCACTGGCGGATGTCTCACTGACTTTTGCGTTGCTTTCGGATGCCGCTGCCGCCGTAGCTGACTTCGCTGCCGCTGTCTCGGACGCCTTGGCATTGTCCTCTGATTTTTTTGCAGCCGTCTCACTGGCTTTTGCGGCATTCTCACTTATTTTGGCATTGGCTTCAGACGTTGCTGCCGCTTTCTGGCTCAATTCGGCTTTTGCCGCCTCAACCTTAATCTTGGCAAGATAATTTGGTTCTAAATGCTTTTCTTCAATGCTTCCCTCTTTCACGATTGCCGACACCTTGCCGGATGAATCGATATAAAATGCCACTGTATCAGAATCAAGAAATTCATACTGTGTAATCAGCGCTGACAGATCTATGTACTGTTTTGTTCCATCAATCAGCGTCAGGATGATCTGCTGTGTAGTTGGATTGTAAGTGAAGTTGACAGCGATCTTCTCCATCTGCGTATCGATCGTAACCTTTGAACCATTCTTTTTTGTGATCGTGATGATTCCGGTCGACTCCTCAAACGTCACATCCGCAACAAGCGTTGCCACCTCTGTCTTGGTTGCTTTCGTCGCATCCAATGTAACTACATTGTCGTCAATAATGCCGATAGCACTATCCATTTTGTTGAGGTTTCGTTCGTTCAACGGAGTCTCATCGCTTGGGTAATTCTCCCAGTTGATAGGTACGTGTGCTTTATTCATGTTCCTTGCCCTCCTTTTCCATGTCTTTCTCCATCTGTTCCCGTTCGGCAATCACATTTCTATTTGCTTCTGATTCGATCTGATGCAAAATATCTTTAAACACCAGATATTTAACCTCAACCGGAATACTTTCACAGGCATTTACATAATTAATAATGTCATTCTCAAACTCTCGGATTTCTGCATTAATCATAAACTTTCCACCTTTTCTTTCAGATTTTCTATCTCTTCATGCTGTAACTGCACTGTGGCTACCAGATCTGCAATAAGTTCTGTGTACCTCATGCCGTAAAAAACTTCTCCATTCTCATTTGGAAATGCTTTCGGGCATATATTCCATCCCTTTTTCACACTTTTTAATACTTCTTGTGCAATGAATCCATGATGATAACCGGTTTCTTCAAAATTATAACGGTACGACTTTGGTTTTAAGGAATAAATGGTCTTAGCTGATTCATGTTTATCTAAATCCTTGATTGTGTTTTTTATTCTTTTATCTGAACCATCAATTATCCCCCCTCTAAATCCAGCAACACCGGTATCCCCATCCAGATTAATCATGCAGTGGTCCGTATCTGTTCCGCCCTTATTTAGTGAGATATGATTATATTGAACGACACATTGATGGTTTGGACTTTCAAGTGTTCCTTCTACCGCTTTAAAGCCATCTGTTCCCATCTGCACACATGTACCGCTTCTTTTAAATTCAATCAAATTTGCTGTGCTTTCTTCCGTCTGAATATGCACATACCCGCCAGTTATCTCCATAGAGCCTTTTAATTCCAAAAGTTTTGCTTTGATTTTTATGCCCTCGGCTGACTGGTTGATTTCTGAAACAACACTATCTTTCGACACTTTGGAACTAATTTCATTTGCTGTCTGAGAAATAACACTGGACGCACTTACTGATAGCTTTTTGCATTTTATTGGTCCATTCCATTGATGTTTTATTATTGTTTGATTTCCATCAGGATCGGTCAGTACTACTTCAATACACTGATACAGATATCCATTTTGCTGATTTAAATAATACTTGCCATTATATTTTTCGCTTGCCGGATATTTTTCATCTGGATCTGTATATCCCTGATAGCTAACCTTTTTCCCGCCGGTATCCCAAATTGTTTGCGAAGCTGTAACTTCCGAACGGATCTCTTTCGCCGTCTGCGTGATCTGTGATTTAAGCGAATTAGGGTTGCTACCATCCGTTGTTTCACTAACAAGACTTGTGATTCTGTCCCGTTCCACTTTGATGGATGCTTCCAATTTTTTTGAAACTTTTTGTAATTCAGCTACCTTTTTCCACGAGGTCCCGCCTGATAAATACAGATATCCTGTTTTCTGATCCAAATAATATTTGTTTTTATACTTATCGGCCGGATAAACTTTATTACCTTTTGAATCCAAAATTGAATCCGGCGCACCGTAGGATGTAATTGCTATCGTATACCCTGTCGTATCCCACACATCTTCCGAACCGGCAACCGTCATCTTTATTTCGCTGGCCGTCTGATTTATGGACGATTCCAGACCTTCTTTTGCGTTCTTCACTTCGGCCCGAATTGTATCGGCTGTCTGTGTGATCCGTGATATCAGTTGTTCTTCTTTATTCTCGATCGTGCTCTGTGTCTTTTCGATGGTTCGCTCCAACACATTGCTCTTGCCTTTGAGCTTTAAAATACTTTTCTGTATTCCGTTCGCCCCGTTTGTCCGGTACTCTTCCCCATCCGCTTCCAAATCATCACGCAAAGCCTGTATGCCTTTCAGAGTTCTTTTCAGAATATAGGACTCGATCAGTTCATATCTGGTCGGCAACCGCACCGCATCCCCAACCTCAAGACACGGGTTTCCTTTGCAGTCTGCCGTAAACGGGCGGTAAACAATCCCTCTGATCTTGGAAAGAATATTTTGGGCAATGCCTTTCAGTTCTTTTGTACCTTTGCCATAGACAAGAAAATTATCCTCGATCACATAGGCATTGTCTCCAGTGCCTACGATCACGCCAATATCATTCTTCTGTTCTCTGATCTGTAGCTTATCAATGGTTTTGACAAGATAATCTTCATATGTGGCAGTAACATAGAATCCTTTTCCTATCTGCGTACTCTTTGGATTGCGCGGAAACAGATCATCTGCCGGATAAAGGTCATTTCTCGGATATAATCCCTGTATCTCCTGTTCCAGATAAATATAATGGAACGTTCCATCACGCCCCATATGCCCCATGCAGCCGTTAATCTCACAGATGCATGACAATACTTCCTTGCCGCTCATAGATTCGCCTATGGTGCTTGATTCCTCTGTGGCAGAACTTGTCTCACTGGATGCCGTGACCGCCACGGTTTTCTCGATTGACATATTGTCATTAATGAGTGTGATGTCCGCCTGTTCGATTCCGAAATGCTTGAAAAAACTATTGCGGAACTGCTTCATAGTGACCGGATCATAAACTGTAACGGTCGTGATTGTGCCATCTTCATCTGTTTTCTGTTCCTCGTGCGACGGAAATACAGTGTTGTACCATGCTGCCACATCGGCTGTTAAAACATCGTACAACGCGTCATAGGCGATAACTTCACGGCATGTTCTATCTGCCGTAGGTGTGTCAGAATCAACCTTGTATCTCCCGAACTGAAACGCCGCATCCGTGTGACCATCAAGTGACATTCTTACTGTCAGCCATTTGCCTTTCATTGGTAGAAATGTGTTTGAGACGGTAAATTTAATCATGGCAGCTTCACACGAACCAAACGTCAATTCCTGTTCCGAACACAAACTTTCGGTCAATTCGAATTTTTCTTGGTGTAGCTCTGTATTTGTGATATTGATTTTTCCGTCATCAGATACGATGGATAACTGCTTATCGACCGTATCTTTTTTGAACAAGTCGCCATATTTATAATTAACCACCGTACACACCCCCTATGAAAGCAAGCCGAACTGAATTGTAACGAATTACCCCATCATATGTTCCGTATATCGTAGGCTGAAAATCTGCCATATAGCCGTACTGCGTCACATAATCGTCATATTCCGGGATATACGCTGTGATATAGCAGGCTCTCCCTGTTGCATTTGTGAACTGGCTTCTGATATTATTTAGCACCTCATTAAAAGTCTTATTTGTCAGCATTGCCGGTGTCTCAAACTCCACTTTTAAAGCCTTTAATTCCACGGCATTTCTATGCAGATAACCGTTGGCATCCGTATAATCATCTAAATCCTGCATATTGACATATGGACTATATGATTCCGCTTTCATAAAAGACATTGGCACTATGTAATTTCCAATCTTTAAAAGCCATCCGCTGTATGCCATATTTCCACCACCTAACTGTTTGGGTTTGCGGCTGTCTCAAATGACAGTCGGTAAAATTTGTACAAAAATAGCACCTACCACCAATTTGATAGATGCCACTTCTTTTTCTTGATCTATTTTGTAATTACTTCGATATTGGGCGATTTAATCACGATTTTCTCCGGTGTGTGAATTACTTCCGTGTTCCCATATGTAATCCTGATTTCTAATTTGTTCATAAAATTTCTCCTAAATTTCATACTCCGGGTATGCTGCTTCCCAAACATCCCTATGGTAGGTATTTACCTCTCCATAATTTGCATCAAAAATCTTTTTCACGCCATATCCAAGTTCAATGCTCTTTTCTTTGAGTTTTCGCCAATTAAATGTTTTCCAGTCCACACCGTTCATTGCTGCAACACGCTTAATAGAATACCAGTCTTTGCTATAGTCAAGTTCCTGCTGCAGCTTTTCATTTTCCTGTTCTGCAATCTGCCTGCGCTCTACTTCATCCGCATATGCCCTTAAAGCGGATGGCAAATCTTTTGGTACTTGTCCTTTTTCCATGTCGTCGAATCGTTTTACGTACCTTGCAGTAAATATTATTCCTTTTTCGCCATTAAATTTATTTGCCAGAAAATCGCAGCCTAACTTCGTTACCTTATAGCATTTATTTTCCTTGCCGCTTGCGTCTTTGTAGGTGGACGGGATAAAATAATCACTGAGAGGAAAATTCCCCCGAGCTAATACCGGGATAATTCCTACTTGTTTTACACTTCCATCTGGTTTTTTAGTTCCTTCTAATTTTTTAAGAATTTCTTTATGTTCCGTCTCCATCATTTCAGCGATTTCAAGCGTTGTTATTGTTTGCGCATCATTCCCGTATTGGATTTTTTCTTTACTTACAAGAGCTGTATATGCCATACTTTCTATCTCCTAAATTTCCGAGCCTTGCATTTCGCAAGGCTCAATCTTTAAATTCACGTGCGTTAGGAACATACCCTAACAGGAGTTACACGCTATATATTCAATCCATTCGGATGAATTTTTAAATAAAAAGACCGCCAAAGACTGAATTTCTTCAATCTCTGGCGGTCACGAATCCGCACCTATTCCTCATAGGCTTGCAGGACGTTCTAAATTTCTTTAGGTCTTGCCTGCGTGATTTTTAATTACTGAAATTATATATTTTCTATGTGTGTTTGTCAAACAAAAATCTCAACTATGTGCTTCCTTTTCTAAGTTATTTATCTGCACGCCCTGTAAAATACACTTCTACTCTGGCAAAGATGTTAGCTGTAATTCGATCTGTTCATATGCCGGAATTTTAACTGCACATTCCGGTATATCTATCCCAACCTGATTAAACAGTTGCTTTACAACATATGCCACTTCATGCGGCGCGGCACTTTCTCTTCTCATAACTCTTTCGAGTAATCTTCCGGCATTTGTGGCACTTTCCATTGCCGCCGGGGATACTGGGTACTGATAAGTAATTGCCTGTACCGAATGTGGTTTAAAGTAATTGTTTACCAGTTGTCTCTGTACTTTCCATGCTAAATCATCCGTAAAAGACTTTACCAACATGAGATATCCCTGCTCTGTAATAAGATACAATCCATTCGGAGCTACCACGCCAAATTCTTCTTTCGCTTCCGACGGATTTCGTCGGAAGTAATCTTCGCCCTCAATAAAATGTTTTTTATTGTCTCTGAAATTTCTTCCGGCTGTCCCATCTGGTCTCTCATGCACAAGATCAATGTCTTTGAATGTTACTACACGTTGACCTCTAAATTCCTTAACCAGAATTTCATTATTTCCAATATGAATTAACTCATTCACGGAATCATCTACCTCCATTTTTAATCGGAAAATCCGCTTTGCTTAAACATTCTGCTGTTTCAATTCCTTAATGCGTTCTTTTAATATACGAAGTTCTTCAAGTGCTTTGTCATACGATTCCACCATTTTTTCATACTGCCATACTGGAATCATTATCATTCTTTGATTATTCATATATTTTTCTCCTTTGTAAGAGCACTTCCAGAACCATTAAATAGAAAATATTATTGGACATTTTCGGCTTTTCTATTTTGATGCGGTTCTGGTCGTGCTTGATTTTCCCAAAAGAAAATGATATGATAGATTTATCAAATCCTTTTGGGTTTTGGTTATTCATAGAAGTTGCGATCGTTGGTAGCGGAGCAACTTCTATTTTTTTATATCGGCATAGACTTTTCTGATTCCCTCGCGAATAATATCTGCCTTTGAACGACCAGTTTCTTGGCAACAATATTCAAGTATTTGAATATCTTCATCCGACATTCTTATTCTCGTCTCATGACGTTTCGGGGCATCTGTTGGTCTGCCTGTCCTTGGTGACATTTTATACCTCCTTTCTTTTGGTGACACATAAATCATAATATATGGTTACACAAAAGTCAATACATTTTTGAAAGATTTTAAAAAAAGAAGCGCATCGCTGCGCTCCCTCTCTTAATACCCTATTGTATCAACTGCATACTCTGCCTCTTCATCTGTAAATTTATCATATTTTAATTGGTCTATGAGTCCTTGTCTTGAAAAAGATGTTAAATTCAAGTATTCTTTCGCCTTTTTCACAGCTTCCTCTTTCCAGTCAGCTCCACAATTATCTGCCGCATATACCGCTTCTTCATGGGTATACTTTTCATATTCTAACTGGTCAATCATTCCTTGATATGAAAAACCTGCTAAATCAAGATATCTCTTTGCTTGTTTCAAGGCATTTTGCTGCCCAAGCGTTATTTGTTCACTTTCTTGTATTTCTTCCGATGTATCAGTTGTTTCACTAATTCCATATTTCGAATATAGATTTTCTGTTTGTACAATCATTTCCGATGCTTTACCGCTAAATTCATCTGGAATCTTAAAATGGTCAATTTTTTCGTTTATTGTATCTTTTACAATTTTCCCATTTTCTACAATATAAGAATACTCTTCGTCTCCTATGTACCCTACATAAGAAACTGATAATCCAAGTTCTTGTGGACGCTTGCATATGCAATAGCAGTCAAAATACATAACATAAATATTATCATAATGACCATATGCACCTACGCAGTATTTATTCCCGTCTTCAAATATTCCAACAAAATTATTGTTTTTATCGTCATATTCAAAGTTAGCCCCCTCAACCACGGCTTTTACTTCGTTTTGTTCTGTTTCTTTTGTTAAATTCTGATCTCTATCATTATTTTCTTCTTTGCTTTGATGCTCGCTATAATATTCTTCCGTTTTTTCGCTTTCAACGGTTGAATATTCGTTATCAAGATTTCCGCTACACCCTATAAGCACCACGGTAGCCATTGCCAAAAATACTATTCCCCACTTTTTCATGAACTCCCTCCCATTTGTAATATGTTATACAAACCATACCACAAACGAAAGAGAGTTGCAATTAAAATATAGGAACTGGATTCCTCTGCCCTGCTTTTGCTTCTTCTCGCCATTTTTTTATAACATTCCTATATGCCTGATTCGAATCAAGAACCGCCGTAATATCTGCTTTTTCAAGTTTTGATACAATGACGTCTCCCAGTTTATCGTAATCAATAGCGCTTGACATTGCTATCTGCATTTCTTTTCCTATTGTATTTTCAATGCTTCCCGAACTGTATTTTATAGAAGCATTTACATTGTCTGTTATACTCCTGTTGTACTTATATGCCACCTCTGGTGCAGCCTTTAATCCTGTTATTCTAAAACTATTTTTGATTCCGTCAGACCACTCTTTTATCTCTTTAAAACTGCTCTTAGCGCCATCAGAAATACCATTGTTAAAGCCCTCCACTGTATATCCTGCAAATTCGTTGAATATTCTCGATGGAGAATGTATTCCCATTAAATTTGTGAACCAAGAACTGATATTGGATACCCAACTGGAAATAACTCCGTATGTGGTGTTCTGGTTTCCGGAAACTCCACCATTGAACCCATCTACAGTATATTTACCATAGTCAGAAAATACTGTGGATGGCGAATGTATTCCCATATTGGTTGTAAATGGTTGTTTAATGTTGTTCTCAAGATATGTGAGCATGGCATCATTTGTTGTGTTCGAATTTTCTGAAATACCATTATTATATCCATCTATCGTATTTTTCGCCCATCCTCTTCCCATACCAGAAAGCATGGCATCTTTTAAACTTCCTTTTTGTGTAATTGCTCCTGTTACTGTGTCTACAGCACTTTGAGATTGAGCAACACCGCCATCTGCAAGTCCATTTACGACAACTTTTCCACCCGCTACTGCTACATCATATCCTCTTCCGTTATACCATGTTGTTATTGCTTCTTCTAATGCACTAGTCATTGTCGGTATGGCTTCTGCTGTACCGGCTACTCCGCCAATTCCAAACTGAACAACACCTTTTTCTCCAAGATTATACATATCCTGATCGGTCGTTCCATAAGCGTCAATAATTGTTTGATAAAGTTCTACTGCTTCTTCTCCAACTACCTGCTTGCCATTAACGAACACTCCGCCAAGATCATCTATTGCTTCTACAGCATTCTTAGCAATGACGCCAAAATTAATCTTTTTTATCGCTTGTTGTAATAAATTGTATTCATTAGTATGCTGTTCCAATAACTCATTTGCCGAATTATATTGTGACGTTGCTTTTGCAACCTCATCTCTAAGTGTCTTTTGTGTTTCTGTTATTTTTGTCTGTTCATCTTCCAGAAAAACCATTTGCTTTACGAGTTCATCATGTGCATCACCTGCATTTTTAGCTTCTATGCCATTTGCTTTTAATGCATCTGTATTTCGTTTCCACCAGTCATTTAAGTCCTCGGTTGCACCTATATCGGATAAGATTTCGTTTAGTTTATCCAACGCTTCTGCGTTATCTTTGTAGTTCTGCTCTGATACTTCCAACTCGACATTAGCTTCCGCAAGTGCCTTACTGTACTGCTCTACAACATCTTTATATCCTGCAACTCTATAATATTCTTTCTGTGCTTCTATAGTCTTTAATAGTTCTTCCTTTTGTGCTGTATATTTTCCAGTAGTCATATCAATCTGATTTGCTAATTCTGGACAAATGTCAATAAGCTGTTGTGCTCTCGTTTTTAATGTTTCTTGATCTGCTGCTGTTAAGCTCGTCTTGTCTGCAAGTTCGAAATATGAATCTGCAAGCTGTTGAAGCTGATCTGCACTTGCTTCTGATTTAGATGTTAAATCCTTTGTAGTGTCAGCTAAATCTCTTAGATTTTGTGCAGCATCTTCCATTTTCTGGTTATTTGATCCTATTTCTTCCTCAAACTCCAAAAACTGATCTGCAATCTCTTTTTGCCAACTTTTATGGAAATTATATACAGCTAACCCTATTGCTGCGATCGCCGCTGCTATTGCTAAATAAGGATGCGCAACGACAGTAGCTGCAAAATTCAAAAGAGTATCTTTTATTGCCAAAATCTTTGTCTTAATATTGTCTAATGCTGATAACGTAATGGTTGATATTTTTATTGCTGCAATTACTCCAAGAATGGTTGCTTCTATTGGTGCAGCAGAAAATATACCAGACCATGTGCTTAACCCAGCATTTATAGCTTTCCAAATTACCTGCGCAATTTTCCCACATATGCCAAGCCAATCTATATCAGACAAAAATTCTCCGATTTTCTTTCCAATCCTATACCAATTCACTCCATCAATAGAAGAAATCATTGCATCAAGCAAACCTTTCGCCCATGTATTCAATGTTCTTGCCAAAAGAGTAAACTTGAAAGTTTTGAAAAATTTATTAATCCCTGCTGCAATAGAATTTCCAAAATTCTTCCAGTTAAATCTCGTTCCAAAAGAATTTAAAAACTCCAATGCAGTATTCAATGCCCCTGCAATCGTTTTTCCGACATTCCCGAACAGTCTCGGATTAATAAGACCATTAAGAAAGTCTGCTAAACCTTTACCAAAGTTTCTTGCCTTGGAATAAATCTTATCCCAGTTGATAGACTCCATTGCTTTTGACAGCGCATCACTGATATATTTTCCAAGCTGTTTAAGATTTTTGATATCACTTTCATAGTTCTTGAAAATGGTATCTGTCTTGACGAGTTTGCCGCCACTGGCACCACCGGATGCGCCGCCGCCGGAACCGCCCGAACCTTTTTTGCCAGAACCATCATTTGTGGTAATCAGTTTCAATTCATCAAACTGACGGACACCCTTATTCATCTTGTCAATGTTCTTTGCCGCCTGTCCTGTGCTGTCCGCAACATCATCTGCGCTCTCTGCCGCATCTGAAAAGTTATCTGCAAGCCCTGCACCGGAATCCTCATATTTCCATCCGAAGATTGCGCCTAAAGCGTTTGTAACCTTTGTAACAAAGCTGATAACAACCAGTAAAACGGAATTGAGTGCTTTTACGAATGGTTTAAAAGCATTGATTAATGCTCCACCAATAACACTGCCAAGCTGTTCAAACGACTGTTTTAAAATTCTGATCTGGTTCGCCCACGAATCAGCAGTACGCGCAAAGTCTCCCTGTGCTGTCTGCGTATTGGCAAGGACGTACTGATACCGGAGCATTGTCTTTTCAGCCTGTGACATAGACGCAATATCAGAATCTAATCCCTGTTTCATCGCCCACTCTTTAAGGGTTGCCTGTGTAAGATCAAGACCGTAATCTCTTAATGGGCGTGTCTGTCCGGTAAATATTGCAGCTAAATCCTCTGCAACTGCTTTCTGGTCTACATCATACAGGGATGCCATATCTGCAGTGAGTTTTGTCAGATTCAAAGAAACGTCTGACATGGAATCTGATAAAGCAACATAGCCATCCGTCTGTTTATTCAAAAACTCATTGGCTTTTCCTATCAGACTGCTATCAATACCCATTGCAACTCCCATTGCCTGGAACCGGCTCGCAGTCTGTTTAACGGTCAGTTCTGACATACCTAACTGCTGTATGGAGTTCTGTGCAAATTCATTGACTTTCTTTGACATATTGCCAAAAGTAACATCAACAACGTTCTGCACCTCTGTCAATGCAGATGATATATCAAGTGCGCTCTTAATTCCCCGGATTGCACCGTATAGTCCAAGGTAAATTCCCATAGAGGATGCAATCTGCCTTGTGAATGACTTTAACCCTGCCATTGCTTTTCCTGTGGATGATCTAAAACCAAGGAAAGAACCGGAAAGATTACCAATGCTGTTATTTAATCCAGTAATCGCACCGCCAGATCTGTTTGAAAGATTTCCAAGTGCCTGTGTCATTTGTAAAATATTTGCGCTTACATTTGGTGCTTTTGAAAGCGTCTCAAACAGGTATTTGAGATTGTCAGCAAGTAAAGGTATATTAGTTACCGCACGACCGCTTGCAACGCTTCCAAGCCTTGATATGGACGTTACAAGATTGCTCATATTGGTCATATCAAAATTCAATGCACCTATCTTGTTCATCTGGCGTACAAAGTTTTGTAACTGCGCAGATAAAGCCGGCAGATTCTTTGTCGCCTGTGTAGATGCCTTGCCACCAATTTTTGACAGTGCCGACACCATGCTTGTGAGTCCGCTTGTATCAACAGCCTTAACACTTGCTATTCCAGATGCAAGATCTCTCACAGCAGAAGATATTCCGTGGATAGAATTTGCATCAATACCAGAAAATTTATTGAGTGCCCGCACCATTGATGTGATTTCCGAAGATTTACCACCTTTGAACCCGATAGCTGCATCGGAAATGCTTCTGATTCCGCTTGCAATATTTGAAAGTTTTGCAGTGTCAAACGATATGCTGTTCCGCAATGTCTGCATACTGCTTGCAAGGCTTTCTATTGATTTGCTTGCGTTTGCAGCGTCAGCTTTTATTTTTATTTGTAATTCATCAATATCTGCCATATCGCACCAACTTCCTATAATTGTTCTAGGTTAGTGACTATCTTCCGCATTGATAGCCAGTAAAAAGGCGATAAGATTTGACCCATACCGCCCTTGATAAACTTATTTGATTATTGTTTCCGGCAGTCCTTTTCGTTCTGCGGCTACCATATACATTTCCTCTATGATTATTGCTTTTCTTATGTCTTTTTCTGTAATCTCTTTTTTTTCATTGTTCTGCTGATCCATAACAGGCTTGTCAATGTATTTTAATTTTGCCTTTTTACCAGATAAACAATGCTCCACAGCAACCGCTACTGCAGATAATCCATAAGAACCAAACCACATCCACATTTCATTATCCCGCTGTTTTCTCTCCAAGCTGTATGCATCTGCATATGGCTGTAAGTCAGCCGGGCACGACATGTCTATGTCATGTACAGTAAATCCATATCCCTTGGTCACTAACAGCCAAAACGGGCGGATTTCTGCACAATATCTTTCCCATGTAATTTCTTCCGGTTCTCCTGTCTTTACTTCCGTTTCGTTACTTTCTTGCGCTCCTGATTGAGCATCTTGGATAAAAAACCGTTTGCAAGCATCTCCGTCAGCAATGATTCATACAGCATATTTCCATCTGCATCTTCCTGATCAAAGTAATCATCCAGCATAGAAAACACTTTTTTCATCTGCTTTTCTTTCTGTTCCTCATTGTTCGGATCATATCCAAACTCTTTTTCATGGAACTTCTGCACGCCGACAAGAATCAATTCCGGCAGAAGCATAAGAACTGCATTAACGCTTTCGACTCCGTCCTCTATCTGATCTAACTGTACAATTTTGGCAATGATCCCACTCTTTAGAGTAGCTTCATACCCAAATTTGATATTCAGTTCCTTTTCTCCAAGTTTAATCTTTGTCATATACTTTCCCTTTCTCCCTCTCAATAGGGAAAGGGCAGTCCTAAGACCGCCCAGTTCTACAATGTTGATAATTATTCGGCTGTTTCATCTTTTGGGTCAACCGCAACAGCCTTTGATTTTTTAAGCGACTGACCTACGATTTTTTTGTTACAGTGAATGTTTTATCCTTTTCATTGCAAACGATGGTAAAATCATCCGTTACCCACTTTGGTGCTGTATTCTGAACGACTGTTGCTGTCATTTCAAGGATTTCATCAACTCCACCTACATCATTAACAGTAGGCGTAATCTGCCCGATGTAACAAGACTTTGCAACGCCGCCTAATCCGTCAGTGCCATAAAGCTGCATAATATCGCACTTCTTACCTTCGACTTTCAGAAGCCGGTCAAAATCTTCCTTGGTAAGATTTCCCGTAAACTCCTTAGAATCTGTGGTTTTGATACCCATTTCAAATGTCTGTGTATCATCTTCCAGTGTTGTGCTCTCTACAGTATTTGGTGCAGATGTTGGCGATGGGATTGATTTTGCGGCAAGCATCAGCTTATATGTACCAGTAAAGTCTGTTGCTCCCTCTCCGTCCGTATGCTCTTTATAAATCACACGAGCTAAATAACTTGTTGAAGCCATTTTAACCTCTCTTTCTACCGCATAACTTTGCGCGGTTAGCGGATGCCTCACGTATTGACATCCGGTGTAAAAAAATAAGAGCCTTTCGGCTCCAAGTTTCATTTATTCAAACTCATCGAAATCGATGGGTTTAATCCTATTTAATTTCTTTCAGAACATCTTCGCTCCCGAAGAGTCTCTGATATCTGCCAACCCATCTTGAAATGTTTGGATCAGTTGCATTTACAACCGGCACGGGACCACCACAGCATTGAAAACCATAGGATAACATGATCTTCTTTGCTTTTTGGCTTATATCATTGCAAATTCCGTCTGCCGCAGATCCTGTGTTATAAACAGATATAACAATCAGCGGGTGTTGGCTTCCCTCATTTCCGGACAATTCATAATCGCCGCCGGCATTGTCTCCCAAGGCAACGTCCAGATAAGGGAACTGTGTGTTTTTAGGTGTAACATAACGACCGACTGTACAATTCGGATATGCTTTTTCCATTTTTGTGTTGAATATGATGTAAAATTCATTCCAATCGAATCCTGCCATTATACCTCCGATCTTATCCGGTAGCCGTCGCTTCTGCTACATCTCTTTTAGCCGCATGGCGCGTGGGTGCAACGAATTTTCCCACCTCGGATAACTTAGCTTTTAAATACTTCCTTTGCGATCTTCAAGACCTTGTTTCTCAATTCTTTTCCGGCAAAATACATAGGCATTTTGGGAGAAGTACCACTTGAATAGTGCCATTCGCCTTGCAGATCCATGTACCACCATCCCGGCTCGTTTCCATGCGTACCATAGGTTCCTGTTCCAACACCCGGAATGTTCGCCGGATTCCGTGCTGGAAGTCCAGCACCAAATTCTAACATCAACGCCGGGGAGATTTCTTTACTCTGCACACCATCTTGATTCTGCCATTTACTCACAATCTTCTGTGAATCTTCCATGATAAGAATTGCCTTGCATCCGGCTTTCTCCGGTGTGATTTCAGAGAACAAACGGATGTACTTACCAAATCCACTATTACCTATATATGAGCGCACTATCGGCATCCCTTCCTTGCATAATTCAAAGCACAACTGCTCACATTTTTTGTCAAGACTGTTTTGATACTCTCGCAGCTCTTTGATTACCCGGTCGATTTCTGCTACGGATAACCCGAATGAAATAGTCTTACTCATTCAGTACCCCCGCCCGTTTTGCCGATTCAGCGGCTTTTCTTATCCCATCTGAAATGTTCTTCAACGCTTCGGTAGCGCCTTTTGCATTTTCTCCGAGATATTCGGTGCCATTATCGCCCCAAATCATAGAACGTGGAGTAAGTGCGCCTGTTTGTAATGGTTGAATACTTGGAATCGTGGTATCAATAATCCCTAACTCCGAATACACCTTGAAAATCTTCGGAGACTGAATTGCAAACCAGTCAACCATTTCTTCATTCTTTGCCCATGCGCCGCCATACTGGTTTGAACTATCGGACAATCCGCTCTCATTCAAAAATGCGTGCATGATTTCATGACGCAAGACTCTCTTTCGGTATGCTTCTTGCGCCTTTTCGTCCATGCCGGTGAAATACTTTTCTTCCGACATGTCAGCAACAACAATCAGCTTTTCTTCTTCTCCACAATAACCGGAAAGTTTGTTATCTTCCAAATATCTGTCCTCTGATACTTTGTGGGTTTCAATCCGGTATTCAGTTCCAAGAATATTGATTTTTCTGTTCTCCATATCATCCCTCCGGTAATTCCTTAATCGCAATCACAATCCCATTTAGACTTTTCGCAGGCGGTGCGGCAACCTCATAATTAGCACTATCACCATTTACAGAGCCGTCCTCATTGTATTGTGGCTCACGCCCAATCCATAGCCGTGTCAGCTTGGTGATCGGGCAATCCATACTGCAAGTAGATATTGTCCGGGAATAGTCAACGCTACTTCCGAACACGTCAGCCTGTACATCGCCCTTTCCTGCGGAAATGTTGGCATAAAAAACGACAGGCTTGTTATAGCCTGCCATTGTGCCTATGGGAATAGGAACCATTTCTCCATCAATCTCAGTGTATTTGATATTTCCGTCATCGTCTGTCTCGTAGACGGTGATTTCATCGCTGTACGTTGCGTAATACAGCTTTTGTTTATTCTTTTTTAATGAACGCATATATCCCCTCGCTCAAATACCAAAAACCTTTTTTCTTCCAGAAATTAAACACCTGTCAATTTCTTTGATTGTTTCGTCATACAAAGTATTCTCTTTTTTAACATACTTATGTTTTATCTTAAACATATCTTTTGTTGCCTGCTTGTATACATCTGCTGCATCCGCTATCTCTATATTATTCAATGTCTTTGGGACTTTATCTATTACCGACATATATTCACAAAATATTTGTTTAATAAGTTCTGTATATGCCCCGCATGGAAATTCCTTGTTTGTTTCACACTCGCATATAAGCCCATAGTGCTTTTTATCCATCAGTTTAAATGAATAAATTATAGTGAGTTCATCTAATGGCTCTCCAGAAGTCTTGTTCAAGTTAATATAATTATGAATTTCCTCAATATTTTTCTTGATTCTTTCATATGCCATTTGAAATTCATAATCTTGTAGCGTCCTTTGCATATCTTTTTTATTAAATCTTATGGTAACAAATAATACCACAACAGTTATAATTGAACCTATATATGACCCCCAAAAAGCAAACCATTGTTCAGCAGTAAAAATTGAATTTGGAAATTTATATCCGAATATTCCTTCTCTTATCAATAATTCAACTATAAGCGGCAAAAATAGCATCGCAAAAAATCCACACAAAATCAAGAAACATTTTAAGATTTTCTTCCACATGTAGAATATCTCCTTTCACCGCCATTATACGATAAAAAAAGAACTGCTACAAGAACTTATTCTACTCCAATCCAATCCTCTGCAAGCATGTCTGCCTGTGATGCAAGCCATCCCATCTGAACCCCAGATGTTCCAACAAAAGCGATTGCCTTATTTCCAATGGCATCATGCTCACAATTCACAAGCTCGCCATCTGCTGACACATAGGAAATCCCTGTTGCAAGCTGAATGTACTGTTTCTTACCATTCCAGCCTTTACGGGCAACCTTATGTCCTTTTTTTAAAAGCTCTAATGCTTTTCCAAAATCCATTATCTTTTCCTCCAAAATAGAAATATGGCGCACCGCCCACCACCGCTTAACGTGCGCCGCCTGCGACTTTCATCACGCTCAATCTTCTTTACCGCTTAACCCTGCGGTTGGGAGATGTAAGGATCACCAAACCTTTCTTTTAAATACAGTTAGCAAATCCAACCACTCCTTTATAAGCCATGAGATATTCACTATAGGTTCTTGAAATCCCATTCTCCGAATGACTTAACTGATTTTCAGCACCGTTCTTCGAATCAATCTCGATTGCCGCCATTGCAATTTTGGCTTTGTTTTTCTCCAAGTCTGCAAGAATCTTATCTTCATCCCATGAACCCGGATAATTTCTAAGCGTTTCAAACGATTCGATGGCAAGGCTTACTGTCAGACCGGAAACACTGATTTCTGTGTCATATTCAGTTATCATCGACTTAATATCTTCCCTGAATTGTTCCATGGGAGTGAGTGTTACCTCATCATCCTTTGGTTTTTCTTCAATATCAGCCATCCTGCCACCTCATTTCATTTACAGACCAAGTTTTTCAATAATCTGCTCTTTCAGTATCTTCCCGGTAGATTCCTCTGTTACTTCCAGTCCTAAAGAAGATGCAACTTCCTTAAGGTCTGCGGTACTCATCCGGGCAATCTCCGATCTGGAATACTGCGTTTTATTCTCCTGCTGTTCCGGTTCGCAAGCCTGGTTAGATGGGGCACTGTTTTCAGCACCCTCACCTTCAATTTTCCAACCTTCGCTATTCCGAAAAGCATCGATCTGGTTCTTATCTTTCAGATCAAAAACCACATTTCCTTTTCTGACTCTCATGGGTAATCCCTCCATTACGCTGTTGCCTTATGAACAAAGATTGCATCTGCTTTCTTATCCAGGACAAATGCATCGTAACGTACTCTCGCTTCAACAAGCGCACCGGAAATACCAGGCGCATTGTCATTGATCTTGAACTCCTGTAATTTGACCGGCGATGGGCAAGCAATTGGGTTTGTGATGATGAAATCAACCTTTGTCGGTAAATAAGATGATGGAACCATGATAGTCGGTACTCCATCAATCATGCCGACAAATCCGTTAATTGCAATCTGCGTTGCCATGTCACCAGATTTTGTAAAGTTTGGATCAAGTTTGATCTTATTAAAGTAGTTCGAGCTTGCAACAACGATTCTTCCACCGATTGGTGCCTTATCGTCGTTCAGAATTTCCTGTGCCTTAAGGAACTCCTCATATGCATTTTCTTTCGTCACATCCAGCTCTGCGATATGGCTTTTGCTGGTATATGTTCCAGAAGTTGGTGCACCTGCAACGATCTTGGATAATCTGTATGTATCCATAGCCGGAATAACAAGATTATCGATGTTTTCTGCTAATGTAGCGGCGGCTTCCATTGTTCCATTTGTATCCTGCTCTGTAGCGGCATCAATGGTGTAAGTAAATGCCTTGTCCTGTGAAATCGTCATTTCCTGTACCTTGTTCCCAAGTTCATCCGGTGTTCCATAACGATTGCTTCCGCTCTTTACATAATCATTTAATGTTGCCAGATCACGGCTAAAAACTTTTACGGTTTCAACACCAATCCAGTCAAAGTTGTTATTTACGATTCCCGTTGTTAACGATCCAAGTCTGAATCTTTCATCAACAACCGGAGCATATTTTTCAGCTAAATTAATTGCCATAGTTTATTTCCCTCCATAAAAATTATTTTTTATAAGTGCCTACAGAATTGAATCCCTTTAAAAACGGATCTTCATCTGCTCCTGTGTCTGCGCCGGTATTGATCTCCGGTCTGTTTTTGTACCACTCTGCTTCCTTTGCTTTTAAAATTGCATCCTGAGCCTGCGACTGCACAAGAAACAGTGTGTCTGTATCGCCATCGAACTGCGCTTCGGCAGCTTTCTTGGCTAATTCCTGTGAGTAACCAAGTGTCAAGAAATTCTTTTCATACTTTGAAACCGCACTCTCTTTACGAAGTCTTGCAAGTTCAGCATCTTTTTCTGCTTCCTTATCAGCCTTTTCCTGTGCCAGTTTTTCAGCATCGCTCAAGGTTGCGTTGTACTTCTTTTTCCAGTTAGAAGCGTCCGTAGCTGCATCTTCCTGTGCCTTTTTCAGCTTTGCATTTTCAATACGCAACTGCTGCATCTGTTCCTCAAGACTTGGCTGTGGCTCATCACTGCCGCTTCCCGGATTGTCGCTCGGCTGATCTTTTGGCGGTTCCTGTGCTGGTGGCTTCGGTTCGTCTTTTGGCGACTCCTGTGTCGGTTCTGCGAAATGCTGCAAATTCATTTTTAAAAGTTCTTTCTTTTCCATCTTTGTTACCTCAACTTTCTGCGATTGATTATCCTCGTTTCCCTACGAGCGTTTACTTTGCGATTTTTCCGTTTTCCCTAACGTTTTTACTGCTGCGAAATTTGTACCGCGCTTTCCCTAGCGCATATAAAAAGCACCCACATTTCTGTGAGTGCTGATTAACTGTTATAAATCTTTCAATGGACTGTTACTTGTCTGATCTGAAGAATCCTGCATAATCCGCTTTGAATCCGGGTTGATATTTGCTTTCAGTTCATCGTCCGGTGATTGTTGTGTATTTCCTTTGGACGTTCCGCTTTCTCTCATTTTTTTCTGATATTCAAGAATCTGCGGTACTGAATCTTCCACCGCTTCTGCCAAGTTACTAAACAAATCAACAGTTTCCATTGCGATTCTTGGGTGTATCTGATTCTGAATCATAGTTGCCAATGAATTTACCTTTGTTGCCATATCGAAAGTTTTTTGCCGGATTGGTCGAATCTCAATATCACTGTTTTTCAAATCCAACAATGGGCTATCCGGCTCCGTGCTTGGAGATTTCTTAATAGCGATCAATGCAAGTCGGTTTCTTTCCTTAAATCCACGCTTAATGATTGCCGCCTGCTTGCACGCAACAGCTTCCGTCGCAGTCCAACCAGAAGAAAGACTCGTTGCTCCGGTTGTAGAACCACCGCTTTGCTCTGTCTGCTTTGGTGTGAATGTCCTTTCAAGGATTCCATCATGTTTCGCTTGGATATTGGATAGCACGCCAGCGTAATCATAATTAAGGACAAGTCCTTTGATATTCGGCTGTTTTCCGTTTCCATTGGTTTTCGTTAAAATCCATTGTCCTGCCTGCGGTCCTTTTACTTTTCCGTCATCGTCTTTATCAAGTTCAATGTCGTTTCCCCACCAGTTTGCCTGTGTGGTCTGCGCCACGTCATTACACAAATCGGATTCCAAAATATTCAAGGCGTTCAATTCATCAAGCTGTCGTTCAAATACGCCTGTACGGTCTGTAGCACGCTCAAATTCAACGATATTCACGCGTCCGAATGGATTAACTGGAATTTCCAGCGATTTAAGTTTCATGCCATCGTTTTTCTTTGCTCCGTTTACGATTTCCACCATATCGCGGATTTCATAAATTGCATCATCGGTCACGCAAGTAAAGATTCTTGAACCGTCCTCGTCCTCTGAATACGAAACTCCCATCATCGGTCGCTCATAAGCATCTGACGAGTAAACCACAAATGAATACAGCGGGTTCAGCGTCACAAGGTCAAATACCGCATCTTCATCATCCGGCTTTCTCTTTATGTCAATAAGCTGACAACAAGTGCCGCATACTTCCAGATAATAAGCAAGTAGCTGGTCTTTGCTTTCCATATCCTCGGCATCGTACATTTCATTCAAAAGTGTGATTGCCGAATCATTATCCGTTGGATTGCTGTTTTTCGGGTGTTTGTCTGACTTCTGAACAAAAGCCATGTGATTTCCCCAAAAATAACCAAGCCAAAATTCTGTGATCTGGTGCGCAAGGTTGGAAATTGACTTAATATCAATGTCTTTCCGAACTTTCTTCTCGCGCATAAGCGGCTGATCGCCTTTTTCGAAATTAATGAGGTATCTGATCTGCGTGCGATTCATCTCATGCTTCGTCATAGCGCGCGAAAGAACATCAATAACATTGTCCGATGTGATTTTTTTCACATCCGTATAAATTTTGATTCTTCCGCGATATTCAATGTTTCTTTCCTTTTCGCTCACGGTCTCACCTCAATTCACGGCATAGAAAAAGCCGCCGGATTTCTCCAACGACTTATCATTTTGCATTTCTGCTTATTTTAACTATATCAAATTTTTTCGGGACATATAGGACAACTTTATTTCTCCATGAAGCGATAAAAAGATTTCTTTACACTATCTTCTGTATTGCCACCGCCGATATGATTTGCGACTTTATTCCAAGACAGATTGTCAATGAATCGGAGCGTTATAATCCGGCGCATGCGGCTGTCTTCTACACTTGCTATAAATTCTTCCACTTGGTTCAGTGTTTCAAGCAGTTCAAGTTCAAGATTTACAAGCGTGGCTTTTCTGGCATATAACAGGCTTTTCTTTCTGCTATACTCTGGATATGGGAAACCCTCTATCTTAAAATGCTGCATGCCGCCATTTCCACCACTTACAGTATCTATAACGTTACCTTCTTCCTCGATTTTCATGATCTGTTTTTCGGTTTGAGAAATCCTCTCGCGCACTTCTTTTACTTCTTCCTGCAGATCGCCATATTGCACTAAAATTTCCTTTGAGACCATTAAACCACCTCCGCATACTTCCATTTATAGCCCTTATAACTTTCCCTCTGACCAACGCAACATCTGTAAACAGAAGCTCTTTGATACCCCGTCTCTCTTTGCATCTGCTTAAATCCGTGCCATACTTTTATTAGATTTCCGTCCATATCGAGCTGATAGAAACTTCTTCTCTGTTTTCTTGCTCCTCGCTCAATCTCATCCCCGTGATTCGTGTTTTCTTTATGGGTACACCATTCCAAATTAGAAGCCGAATTATTAAGCTTATCTTGATCAATATGATTCACCTCATCTCTTCCATACGGGTTGCTTACAAACGCTTCTGCAACTATCCTATGTACAAGAAATGTCTTCGTTTTACCAGAGTCATGTAATCCTACCGTCAAATAGCCACTATTGTTTACGCTTCTTGTTGCAAGAATTTTTCCATAAAATCTTCGTTTCCTTCCATCCTTAAAAACAGTCAGTCTATCTACAGATTTTATCCGCCCCAAGTTACTTACCTCATAGTATTCTTCGTACCCACGTACCGGTTTCCAAACTTCCACATGTCTCCCCCCTACCCCATTGGACTATTGATAATTTCAACCTTTGTTTCCGCTCCGTACTTCATAACACACAACTGTGACATTGAATCCGGTGCATCATCATGTTTCACTTTTCCCTCTTTTTTGTATCCCCATATATTCTGTAAAAACTTTTGATATGGTTTTGACCTGTGACCACTATCCAGAAAATACATTTCCCTTATCTCTGGCGCCTTGTCGAGTATTCTATTTCTCTTGCTGACATTATTCGGTGCCGGTTCTCCGTATGAATTAAGCCGATAACCCATTTCTTTCAATTCAGTTTCTATGTCTTCCCTGTACGATGCCGTGGTCTTTGTTTCCTCAAAACGTGCCGCCTGCACCTTATGTTTCAAGATCATATCTTTAATAAGTGGTTGCGTAACTTTTTTATCTCCATTATCAAACACAGCGTCCATGATGTAATAAACATCTTCATACTGATAGCATACCGGTCCAGAAACATAATCACCGCCACCAAATGCTTCATCAATCGCCATAAAGATTCTGTCCGGCTCTCTTTTCGGGAGATCGCGCTCTGGATTGAATGTAAGGGTTTGCCCGCTCGTAAATAGTGCACCTTGTCTTTCTATTGGCTGCTGCTGATCCTGTGCATACCACGAAGCCATATCATCGTTTTCTTCGAACGATGCACGCATCATTTTGTAATCTTCCGTGGAATAACCAACATTGTACGGATAATCAAAGTTTGATTCGTCGTTCTCATCTAATGCAGGAATGGAAATAATACGGTATCTCCGATTCCTATATTCCGGTCTGTTTTCAAGCAAGTTACGTCTGCGTCCCTGGCAATCTCCCAACGCCCATCTTGTACCCATGTTGATAAGTTTGGCTTTTCTTTTCAGACGCTTCATAAAACTGTTATCAAATTTCGCCCACACAGTTTCCTGCCGGTCAACACTGACAGCTTCATCTGGTCCGCTGAACAAATCATCCGCTATTCCAAGTCCGTTACAATCACATGAACCATTCAGTGTTCCATAAATAGAACGACACGTAAATGTCGGATAAGATTTTTGCCGAACCAAGTCTATCGTCAGATCATCTCCACTCTGCTTTTTAATGATATTGTCCGGGAAAATCTCGTGATAGGTATATGTCGGGTCGTCAATCATCTCTAATATACCGATATAGAACGCCTTTGTAATCTTGTCAGAATATGCCGTATAGAGGTTTGAAAGTTCCGTATTACGACTTCCCCACCACAGGAAAGCAAACTTTACAATCATGGTTTTTCCTACACGCGATGGCATATTGATAAAAAGCTCGTCCAGCTTATCATCTGCCAAGTCTTGAATGGCAATAGCCACCTGCCGTAGCGGATTTATACGAGGTTCATAAAATCTTTCTTCCGGTGGTCTGTTCTTTTCCATGTAGAACATGAACGATTCGAAGTAATATGGTGCTTCTGTTTTCATCGTTTTCCAGTACAAATCGTCCATCTGCAGGATTTCAATACTGTTTTGAATCGCCCAAGTGCAGCATTCCTTGATGTATGAAGTGACTTTCAACGCCCATTCCGTGTCATTTTCCTTTTCAAATGCCACTTTCGCCACATCCAAAAGGTCGTACAGTGATTGGTATTCGATTCCGTTTTGCTTTATATAGTTTTTAATGCTTTCAGCTGTTGACCGCGTTTGTTCTGAAACCAAAAAAGAGCCTACCTCCCTTCTTCTTGGAAAATAGGCTCTCTCTACATTTGTGCCGTTGGCACTCTGCAACTGGTGCTCTGAAATATCTATTTGATAGTTAATATTTGGCTATTGTCTTGCCAACATGACCATTATGTATTTCTCTAATATGTACTTTACCATCTCTATCTTTTTTGGATTTTTCTCTTAGCTCACGAAGAATACGATAAGCAGATACTCCATCTATGGTTTCGTTTCCATGTATTCCATCTTTCATATTGATTACCTCATCAAAATCTCATTCCAATTTTATTGATTTCCCCGCATTTCGGGCATTTGATTTCAGCCTGTCCGTTGAATTTTCCTAAAAGGCGGTTGCAACGACTACAACGATGTTCAGATAATTGATGTAATTTTTTCCATTCATCAACCACCTGCATAATAAATCGCTTTCCACAACTTCTTGATGCCTGTACAAGAACAACGTCATTGCCCTTAGTACATTCTTCCTCATATTTCCGAAGCAGTTCTTTTTGCAAATCAGAAAGCGGAAATGGTGCAATTCTTTCTGCAAACTCAACGAACGACATTTCGTGTGCTTTATCAGTAAAGCAACTTTTCAAAATATCAGCAGTTTTCTTTGAATCTGCCATAATCACAGGTTCATCTTCTAACTGTGAACATTCGATTTTCTCATTACTCCCAACACTTATAGGCGTTACCTGTCTAAATACGTCACGCTCTATTGATTCAATTACTTCTGCCATGCCCATTTTTCAATACTCCTATTAAATCATGCATTTGAATCAGTAGTTTTTAAATATTCAACGAACTGTAGCCAAGCCTGTTCGCATGTTAAATCGCCAACAGGATTTTGAACATAGTATTCTTGGAAATATTCCCGGGCCTTTTCTTTTTCATCTTCGGAATATGAATCCCATTTAGAAACTCCAGATTTCTTTTTGAAAAATTCGCACTCATGTTCACTGTCAGCAAATCCAGCACCAGGAATCCATTTTTCCGGATGGTTGCACATTTCAGCCATCCCTACAACTTCGTTTCTATCAAATCCAAGGTAAGCACAATCATAACACGTTATTCTTCCACCAACTTTCTGCCGCACATCGGACAAAATATAATATCAAAGTAGCCTGCTGCCTTACATCCTTTATAAATTATGATACCTGGCACTTTATCGCCGGTATTCTTCATAATCTGCGCATATGTTAAATCCGTTTCGTTGGCGCACTTTTTGATAGGAATATCAGCACCGAATATTCTGTTATCACTATAGTTCTTACAAAAATCACACATTTTCAACACCTATCCCTGCATCTGTGATAAATAACTTTTCCTCTTACATTCGCTTCGTATGCTCTTCCAAGTGACCGAACAAACAGATATTTCTTTTTCTCACAATTCATGTAATCCAAGGAGTCCATATATGGCTCCAATTCGTTTGAAAGCTGTTCCATAAAATCCTTGATATGCTTGAATGCCTTAATTGCATGTTCTTGTATAAACAAAACTATTGCTCGCCAAGTATCAATTACTTTTTCAGTATACTCAAGAATCATCTTGCCTAATTTCCGATACCACAATTTGAACTCGACAACCATATGTCCTTGCGATTCAATAAACTTTTTCTGTTCTTCTGACACATTTAGAACCATATTCACGCCTCAACGCCATCACATTTTGCATAAGAACCAAGCCCTTTAATGTAATGGCTTTTCGAATCACTTGTAGTTTTGCAATCTACGACACTTCCATTATCAATGCATTCTTGCAGATATTCGCATTTATCACACTTTGTATCTTTCTCAATGCGCGGGGTGGGATCTGCTTTTTGCTTTTTCTCGAATATTCTCTTAAATATTTTCAAAAATCTCATTTCTACACCTCAATCAAAGTGAATTTACGGAGTGTTTTTGGATTTCCGCGATGTAAAGTACCATCTGCATCGCGATATGGTGCTTGCAATATTTGATGATGCTCTACATTTCCTAGATATACTTTGCATGTTCTTCCGCCAATCGTAATTTCTCCGAACACTTCTCCCATTTCAGCCTTGAATCCGCTTGCATCATATGGAGTTTTGCAATAAGGACACACTTTCTTGTCACTTTCAATCGGCGCGCCGCAATTTACGCAGTTTGTAATCATACTCATACCTCAATCAAAGTATCAATCAACTCTGCCAGTTCCTTTTCCGTCTTCTCTTTCGGAGTTTTTCTAAATCTTGTAGAAACATACTCCAAAATAGCTTTTATCTTCAAACATTCTTCAGGACTTGGAATAAAATCTTTCGGACGTGCAGTTTCTTTGCAGATATACTCTGCATTTTCCATGCCAAGACAGGATAAACGACCGGAATATATGGGTAATGCACTGCATTTGAATAATTCAGCATTAATCACTAAATGTTCTTTGTCGTATTCAAAATCATTATCATGTGCCTTTAATTTTTCTTCGATACTTTCAAGAAACTCAATACATTGTTTTGTTGAATAGCCAACATAAACAAATTCAAGATACATGCTCACACCTCGTTTTTCCGCAAAAAAATACCAACCATCGAATATTGACGGTTGGTAAAATTTAAAATTTTATTAATGCCATAATAATTGAAACCACTATTCCTGCTACTCCTAATGTAATAGATATTTTATTAGACCTTGAGTTTTTCCTTATATCCGTGGACAAACGTATAAATTCATCTTCTGTTCTCTTAATAATATTCTGCACAATAATTTCGTTTTCGTTTGTTTTTATTTTACTGATATCACGCAAAATATCTTGTTGGTATTTTTCGCATTTATTAAACGGATTCTTTGTTTCTAATTCATCCCTTATACACTTAAGGCTATTTTCATATTCTTTCAAAATCGATGCATGTTTATAACCGCAATCAATTCTAAAAATAATTGCATCTATCCACACTACAACATTAGGAAAAAACTTTTTTGTTTGCGCATCTTCTTGCACGTATTCATCGTAAAACCTATTAACCTCTTTTGAAAGCAAATCAATATCATTGGAATTGTTATTTTTGCATATTGCATCCAACGCTTTGTATGATGTCCTTAAATATTGCCCTTTGTTATTAAACAATAAATATATCTCAAGGGCAATAGCAAAAACCAATACAACAAGATATATTGCTAAAAATATTACTGCTTCCATAAAATTCTCCTTTATCTTTTGTTTTTTGTAAAAATTATACTCCACCAACCGTCGATATTCAATTATCAATGTTCAAAATTCTCCACAGCGGAATCGAACCTCATCAGCCTAACCAGACAACAACATTTCAAATCTGCACATTCTACTCTGCCGCGGGTTTACTGCTCCCAGTTATACCGCTACTATCAATACGTCTCCAATCGACCGGAACTATTGCAGTAGCACCCGACTAAGTGGAGATAAAGATAAGCACGCCCGGAAAGCATCGAACTTTCGTTAGAGGTTTTGGAGACCTCTTTCTAACCAACAGACAGACGTATATAGCGGTCGTAGTGAAACCGCTACACTGAAATTGTTTTTGCACTACATTGTACAATTTCATGCGGACTTTCTACCGCTTACGGTAAACCTTTTCCTAGGTTTATTGTCGTAAGTTAGCGCAGTGTGTAGGACTCGAACCTACAAGGCGAATAAACGCCCGACCGGATAGCAACCGGCTCCAATTCCATTATGGGAACACTGCAAAATAAACATGATTAAGGTTTCCCTTTATCCATCACAGATACAGTCATATTCAGCCACCGTGGAGATAAGTCTGAGCTTCCGGGCGCGACCCTTGGCTTCTTACCTCTGTCAAGCACGAATGGGATTGATACCCACAAATTTCACGGTTCTTTCAGAATGTTTTGGTTCATGCAGAGCCTTGATTATTTGTTTCTGCCATACCGCTACTTTAACGAATTTCTTGTGTTATACTCCGGTTTCCCGGATTCAAGGCAAACTGACTTAATGAGTTTTCCGCATATAGTCCGTGGTCTCTCACACCGCACACATCAACGGATTATTCTTGCACAGCAAGCGTCTATTATTCGTCAGCCACAAGGATTCTGCTTTTGACTTCTCTATGACGATACACCACACAGAATTGTTGATAGTTTCTATCTTCTTGCTTAAAATCACTCTCAAGCAAAAGCTGTCAGTCAATCCAATATCTCGAATTGGAACAACTCATTACCATGTGTCTCGGCAGGATTGAAAAATCCATCTGCACCGAGGTAATCATGTTTAAATGGGGAAGATAGGAATTGAACCTACAATGTTTACCACTTGGGAACTGATTTACAGTCAGCCGCAACACCGCCAATCGTTGCCGCTTCCCCATAACCGCCATCGGACGGTTAGCAATAATATTTTTCGTGCCATGCGTTGCACTAGACATACAAAATGCCGATTACAGCCAAACCATAGAGCGCCTGCAAGCAAACAGCATAATTTGACCGCTTAGACAGGCAAGGATTCGAACCTTGCATTATCGGCTTCAGAAAAGGTGTGGTTGCTGACTACGGATGATCGCCCGTCTGCCACTTGGCAACACTCTTACCGATAGGTTTCTTTACCTGCAATACCCATTCTGCCACTGCCTAACTATATGGGGGAATTATATCTTTGACAGCTCAGGCACCGTGGGATAGGCACCCGAACTATCAAGTCTGACTGCTATATGGATTGCTCGTCAGCAAATTACGGAACGATCATCATTCATCACCATATAGGCTTACATCAAATACCGCTATCTGCGGCGACCACCACCGGACGGTCTCGCACCGTCCTTAACAGAATCGTCCTAGTGGCGAAAGGAGGTGTCATGAAAAACACCAAGAAGAAAAACCTTGTACGGAATGAATCGTTAAATCCATTCCTCCGGTGGAGCGGCAGGAATCGAACCTGCGACCGATTGAATGCTCTACCAACTGAGCTACGTTCCACTATGGCATATTTGAATGCCGAAATGTAGGATTTTTATCTTATTTTATATTTGCTCACAGGCATCAGCATTGAATCGCACGCCGAGTTATTCTGATTCAAGCTGTTTTTGCCTGTGAGCTTAAGTTATACCGGATGCTCCGATTTCTCGCTCTGGTGCTCGGCGTCACTATCCAGATTGAGTAAATCTCCGGTGCTGTCCGGTCCTTTTGATTTTGTTATATGTATTCTTTCGACCACACTCAAAATTGGTGGCGGAAAGTAAATACCAAAAATTGGACTGTATAAAAGCATTTTCTATCTCCACATCAAAAATATATTCAGCATCAATAGTACGATGGTTACTCCTAAACTGCTTGCCATTTCCCTGTCTTTCGATGTTCTGCCATATACAAATAATATCAAGATTAGTAATACATCCAATGTTGACACAATCGCTTTAATGATCTCCATCATTTACTCTCCCATTCATCACATTCGTGGTCGTATTCCACGAAATCAGCCACGTATTCGCTTTCATCGTTCACGCAAACATAACCCTGCATTTTATCGTACGAACCGTATTTGCAAGTACCGCAGCACTGTTTACATTCTGCCATGTCAATTCTCCTTTTCTTTCTCAATTCCAATCAAACGATTCAACATAAGTTCTGCCGCTTCTTTGAAATCATCGTAACCAATATCAAGCTGGTCTCCAACGGTTTCCCTGCTGTTCCAAAAGTCATCATCTAATGCACTTAACATACTTTCCAAGAAAGTGCTGTGTAAATATCTGTTTGAAATCAATTCATTTCGCAAGACAACTACTGCCTGTTGGACTGTTTGCGGTGTGAATCGAAATCTAATGTCTCCACCCATGTCTATATCCGGCATTCCCAATGTCTCAAATGTAAACTGTGGAAATTCATCTACCGCAACACGAAAATCTACGCTTTTCACATTGTTGATTTTCTTGCCATCTATGTAGCATTCAGTTCCCATCCAACTTTCGTTTGAATTTACAACTCTGACCCTTGAACGCCCCATACATATACACCGCCTTTTTGTTTTTGAAAATTTTTGAAAATCGTTATCGAATGTAACTTTTTGAATTTTATCTGATGTGAAAATTGAATTTAGAAAATGCCATTGATGTAAAATATACCACTTAGCATTGTATTGTTTATCGTTACTGGCGGGTCTGATAAAGCCTTATCATGCTTGAAACACCTTGCAGTGCGTTCATTGCAGATAATACATTTGAGATTGTTATTATCTCTGTATTGCTTAAGGATTCTTTGAAATTCCTTGTCCGTAGATGATCTCATCAAAGCATATCCGTTTTGCATTTCTTCAAGTTTAGCAATCATAGGTTTGTCTACTCCATTCTCAATTAAACCATCCAAAGTAAATGAATAACCAACCATAAAGGTTGCAGTCTATATCTTTTCCACCATAATGTCTATCGTGCTTAGGAAGTAACCATGGTTGTTTTAAACTAAATTGCAAGACGTATACACGTCTCTTAGTTATAAAGCCTAATGTGTCTTTGTATCTTTTAATCTTCATAAAACAGCTCCCTCATATTATTTGCTATATCTTCACTTAGGCAACTATTGATGATAAATTTCTTCTCTCTGTCACTCAAAGACTTTTTTATCTGCGGAAGTGTATATTCTAACTTTCTGAACGGATTAATACAATGCGTTAATAGAATAATTACAACAATCGGAAATCTTACAAGTTTTCTGTATCTCATACTTTAATACCTCTATGGCGGAGATGGTCTTTTTATTTTAAATTAGCTTGGGGTACTCAGTTACCGCCCCGGGTGCGTTTCCACCAGACCCCCGCCCACCCTTCCAGAAGGTCATGTTTGAATGTCTTTGAATCGTCTTTAAATTGTGTCATAATTAAAAACAATTAATACAATTTATATAACTATTCGCAAAACCCTTGTTTCTCATATTGTTGTTTCTACAACATTTAATTCTAAGCCGCATGTTTTAAGGCTTTCACGTGTTTAAATTATTTTCGTATCATCAAAACAATTACGATATTAAAATACATCAATTCTGCATCAAAAATCTGCATCCGGTGGCTTTAATTGTGCAGTGTTTTCTGACAATTCCGGCACCTTATAGCGTTGCTGAATCTCTTCAATCGATCGCTGTTCTTCTCCGCCCTGGCGGCTTGTTCCTGGCATATTCCAGTTATGCCGCCGGTTCAATGCCGGTAATACTTTCATGGGATTAAGACCGCCGCTTATGAGTTTATCACTTAAAGATTCCTCGTTATTTTTGATCAATTTTTTGTATATCTCGGAACA